ATACTATTGATGTTTCTGTTGAAGTTGTTGATGTAAAAATTAATAATCACGAAGAAAATACTGATAGCCGATTTAATCCAAGGATTTCTGCTGTAGGCGATCCTGTTTTAGTTGAGGGTAATGCACCTGGTTTTGGAGGTTTATTTGACCCCACTTTTAATTACGATCTATTTGACTTTGGACTAACATATCAGAGTGAGGGTGGTCTTGTACAGGATTCTATAATTAACCCTACATCTGGTAATGGATCAACTCTAAAAAGAAATTTTGATACTGATTCATTCCCAAATGCCGATACACTTTTCCCTACTGATTTTTCTGTAATTGATTTATCTCCTATTCAAGGATTTAAGTCTGGTGCTTTGCACCCTTTAGGAATTATTTACAAAGACAAGTGGGGTAGATCTTCTTTTGTTAACAAGCTAGGGTCGGCTTACGTTGGATGGTATAACGACCACGATAGACTTAAAGAAGGTGTTTTTAAAAGCCCTGGTGAGACTATATTAAAAGGAGAATCTTTTGATGGTCCAGCATCTATTAATATAAAATTCCAAAGTGGTCCACCAGCATGGGCTGAAGCATTCCAAATTGTATACCCAGGTAATTCTCTAACGGATGAGTTTATACAGTACTCTGCTGTGGGTGCTTATGTTGCTAGAAAAGGAGACTTTGAAAGTAATGCTGGAAGTACATTTAGAGAGATTGACACTGAGTCAAAAAGAATATATGTTAGCTTTGAGACTTTAGATATATACAGAGATCAGAAGAATACTGTTAGGGATTACTCGTTTACTGTTGGTGATAAGCTTAGAGTTAAGTCCTCAGCACTCCAATTCTCAGCAACAGCTACAGAACCAACAGACGCATACTTTTCTGCAAATGATGGGAGTGTCATTGAGTTTGATGTAGTGGGGGTCGAACTGCTTACCAACGATGTAACCAACCCTATAGCATATAACACAACTAGCCCAGATGATCCTCATGGTCAAGTGGATGCTATGGACAAGAGGTTCATGGGTAAGTTCTTAGTCTTAGAGGCTCCTCATATTGCAGGTGGAGCAGTGTCAGAAAATGGTGATCAGATAAAGTATGGGGGGTTTGATTGGTTCAGCATAGCTTATGAAAATACTATAGCTGGTACAGCTGTTCAAATTCCATATCCAGATGGGACTGTTGTTGAAGAATCATTGAATCATTGGCAAAATCAAATTATAGTAGAAATATACAATCCTAAAAAATCTACTTCTACTCAGTTCTACTATGAGATTGGTGAGACTGTTATTATAGATAGGAGGGTTAACCTTGATGTGGTTGATTATAACACATTTCATGGACCAAACCTTGTGTTAGATACTGGTGATGTACACTACAGACCAGTAGCCTGTAAGACTGCTGATTATCGTGATGAGGATGGCGCTGGAAACACTGATGGATCATTTGAGTTTAGGTGGTATGTAAAAGATGACTGGGTATACAAAACAAAACTGCTTGAGGACTTTACTCCTTCAGATATTATTTCTGAAAAAATGTGGAGCAAAGGTAGAGCACATGTTGAGTTTAAGAATGCAGCTACAGTAAGAAGATTTAACGGACTGACTTACAGTGATGCTTATGCAGAAGATGTAGCTAACCTGTCTCTATCTTCCTTCAATGCAACCCTTGCTAACTTTGGTTCTTTGGAGTCTAAGTATGGAGCCATTAACTACATATACAACTATGGTAGTACAGGACAGCTTTTAGCACTCCAAGAAAACAAGTTTTCTTTGACAGCTATAGATACCAATATATTACTTGATGTTGCTGGTAGTGAGAATGTAGCTCTTTCTACTAAAGTTATAAACGCTACAAAATACTTTGTTGGTGACTACGGGTGTGGTGATCATCCAGAGGCAGTTCTGGTTTACGATAATGATGTATTCTTTGTTGATGTATCAAGAAGGAAAGTACTGAGAATCTCTGGTGGTCAGATGGTTCCTATATCAGACAAAGCTATGTCCTCTACTTTCAATGACATCTTTAAAGCTTGGGAGACAAGTTCAAATACTTTATACCCTAGATCAAAAACAAGAAAGATAATAAGTGGTTATGACCCAGATGAAGATACATACTATGTAACCTTCTATGCTGAAAGACCATTATTAAACTACGTTCAAGACGCAAACGATATAAACGGAGTAGGTTCTGGTAATGATCAGTTTACAGATGTATACTCTGAGATTCAGTTCAATGGGTACACTCTTAGTTATGATGTTGAAGCAGGTTATTGGCAGTCAAAGCACTCTTTCATTCCTACTATATACTCTAACCAGAATAATACAATGTACTCATGCAGATATGTTCGTGACAATTCTGATCAAGGACTGACTGACCAACTAACACCACTCTTATTCCACAAGCACGATGATCTTTTAGATGGTAATGGTGAACCTATAAATAGAACTGTATTTTACAATCAAGACACAGCAGTGTCTGACTTCACTGTAGTATCTAACCCATCACCTAGTTCGGTAAAGATTTATGATGCGTTGTCTTACGAGGGTACAAGTCAACCAGATAAAGTGTCTATTAGATCAAGCAACGGAAGTGGTAATGATAACATAGGTGGTTTGACCTCTTCAGACAATGATATAGGTCAGTATCAATTTGTAGAGAAAGAAGATTCATTCTATATTACTTTACCTAGAGATACTTCTGCTAACAGCACTTCTCAGTTTAGCGGTTTAGGTGTGTGTACTGACATAGGTGTAAATGATGGTGGTGAGCCCTTCATAACAATTCAAGGATCTCTTATAGGTATACCTATACCTGCTGGAGCTAGGTTATCATTTTCAAATAATGGGTTTGCTCAACCTATTGGAGCATCAGAGACAACAGTCAAAAGGGTAGAAGGTAACAATATTTTTGTTTCACTAGCACCATTAGAGGAAATAGTAGATAAAGATATTATACTGCAATACAATTCTTACTTTGATGGTGACTCGATAAGAGGTCATTACGCTACAATAAAATCTAATTTTAAAGACAGTGGTCTGTACGAAGTGTACTGCGTCAATGCGCATGTAACGAATTCACCGCTACACCACGCCAGTACTAACTAAAAAAACGATATATTTGCAATTATGAATCCATATTTATTAGGAGTAACTGCCTTAGGCAATTTAGCAGGAGGAATTTTCAACTATAAACAGCAGCAAAAAGAAGTTGACAGACAGAAGCAAGCAGCTCAAGATGCTATAAAAGCTGAAGAAGCAAAAGCTAAAGCGGCTAGAGCTGGGATGCCAGATTTTTCTTTAGGTAGAGGCGCTAGAGATGCTTACATGAGATCACAGCAAGACAGAGCTGGTGACCTAGCGCTTCAAGAAGTTCAGAGAACAGGAGGTGATGCGCTTAGGGCTTTGGAAGCGGGTGGAGCTAGATCTTTGATGTTTGCACCAACACTGGCTAGAAAAAGTGCGATGGATACAGCTAATCAGTTAGCTGCTCAACAAGGAAGAATGGCATTAGGGGCAGAAAAATTTGCAACTAAGGAGCAAAACATACTAGACAAGAATATAACAAATCAAAGAAACCTAGGGATGTATGATTACGGTCAAGCTTTAGGGAGGAAATTCCAAGCTGAACGAGCATTGAAAGAAGCTGAAGGTATGGGATCTGCACTTTTCTCTAATCTATTATCAGACAGCTTAGGGTCTTTCACTGAACTGGGGATGACAGCTGCTGAGGCTTTTCCACTTGATCCTGTGGATAGTTTTGAAAATGGGGCTAAGATAAAAGAAACTCCAGGAGAGTTTTCACACAAAACAAACCCTATCGACCTTATAAGAAACGGTAAGAAGATTGGTGAGGCTACAGGAGGGGAGTTAATCTTTAACCCAGAGCAATCTGGAAAGCTTGAACAACTTGCATCTGAAGGCAGCACTGATCTACACAGATACTTAAAAGGATTATTTAAGAAGTTTAATACCAAGAAGTAATGTCTACATATTCAATTCAACAGGGTCTGATGTCTACTAAAGGTTCAGACACTGGCGTTTATGGTGCGAGGCTAAAAGCATTTCAAGAAAACTATAAAAAGCCAGAGTTTGCAGAGATAGCTAAAGAGTTTAGTGATATAGTTAATGCAGATAAAATTAGAGCTGATAAATTTAAACAAGCTGCTCTTGGATCAAAAGTAAATCCGTCTTCATCAGAACTGTATCAGTCTCAATATGTATTCGCTAAAAACAAGTTTGATCTTCTTTACAGCGATGAGACTTTACAGCACTATTCAAAATCCCCAGAATTAATGCTTAGGTGGTCGAACTTAGTTGATGAGCTTTCTGCAGAGATAGATTTATTCGAGGGTATATATGAAGACTCTTTTGGAGACATGAATAATTCTACTGGAAAAGAACCAACATACGCTGGTGGCGTGGCAAGAATGAACCAAGCAGGGAGCAATCAAGCGTATTGGGAAAGCCAAGGATTCGAAGATGTGTCTGGTAAAGATACTAATGAAACTATGAAGTTGATTGATCAGCCGTTGCATTATAATATGACATTAGATTTTGAGAATCATTCCTTTAATTATGAGTCAGACTATAAATATATATTAGAGCCACAGTCCCCAGCCTTTGCTTCAGAGCTATTTGGTTACAAATTAAAACCAACCAAAGTATTATCTCCTGCTGAGTATGCAGTTAAGACAACTTTTGAGAGTGCTTTTGAAACAGGAGAAGAAGGGTTTGGCGATTTTCTTAAGAGAATGCATACTGATCCAATGTATTTGAGGTCATCTATTGCTCAGTACATTGAAGACATGGATGTAGATGATTACACTGTGGATGACTTCATCAATGGTAATGTTTCTAATGACCACGCTCCTCTAGAACAAATTCTATCTGGTTACGACACGAAGGTGATAAATGCATCAGCTGAATTTGCTGAACAAAAAAAACGTAAGAAAAACAAAACTACTGCATCTGAAAAAGCCAATCAAAAAAAAGCGGACTTACTAGCTACAACTCTTAAAACTATGGCTGATCAGAGCAGTGTAGAATATACTGATATAGATGACAATTCTACTACGGGTGACATGAAAATTTTTAATCTACTCACCAAGTCTATTTATATTGAAGACGGAGGGGAAGAATTTAAACTGAAAAGAATAGGTATTGACGATGAGGGTGATCTATATGCTTACTTGATTGAGGAAATTCCAGATCCAGATCCACAATATGCCACGGTTAGACCTAGAGATGTCCCAACAATAGAAATTGGTAGGTATAAGGAAATAGAAGCTGGAGATAATATTACTAATCAACTTGAATCTGGTTTAGATGCACTATACGGAACTGGTGCTCTTAAAAAATTCATAGACAAAGCATTAAATTAAAATAAAAGCATGAACGAAGAGTTAAGGCGAATAATAGAAGAATATAATTCAAAGGGTTTTAGTTCAAACAAAATTGCTAACCTTTTGATATACTCTCATGGTATAAAAGATGTAGATAAACAACAGCTTATTTACATCGTTGATGAGTACAACGCTGGATCGTTGGAGCAAGAACCGCCTCAACAAGAGTCTGATAAAGAGTTAAAAAAAAAAGGACTTGGACAAGTAGACGGAGAGGTTTACACGTTATTGGGTGCGGAATCGAGTTCTCAAGAGCCTTCTGTGGACTCTACTTTGAGCTTGGATCCTTTAGACTTGAACTTGGAATCCGACTTAACTCAAAGAGCTGACGTTACATCACAAGCACCACCTGCTCTTGAAGACCTTCAAGCTAGACCACAAAGCTTTGAGGGAGAAAACATACAATCTCTACGCCAAGAGAGGCGTGATTTGGCTGCTGAAATAGAAGCTAAGTCTAAAGAAATATCAAACCTTAAACAAAAGACACCAGATGAATTTGTTTCTGATGAAATAAATAAAGCTAAGTTAGAGGGTCTTGAAAAAGAACTTGATGGTCTTGAGGCAGACAAAGAATTCTCTTTGCAGAAAGCAAAGATAAAAAGGGAAGAAGACTTAAGGTTTTTAGAAGAAAAAGTAAAAGAAGAAGGATTAAGATGGGGGGATGTCCAAAGTGATTATCTAAAAAATGTTGAGGACTTTGATAAAATTCAAGACCTTATAGCTGAAAAGAAATCTCAAATTTCTGAAATAGAAGATTCTGCAGAAAGATTTGCAGCTAATGGGTTCGGCAAAAAAGAAAACATTCTTGCTCTACAGCAGAGTAAAATAGATGAGTTAAACAAAGAGATAAACACTCTGCAGTCAAAATCAGATGATTTTACAGAAAGAGTAGAATCTGGATTGTATATTAAAACTAGGAGTGCTTTAAAGAATGTAGCTGGAGGAAGATTTTTTGGGGCTACAATGACTGAAGACGAGGCAAGAAGTCTTGCAGAAGAAGTGCAACTCTTAATGAATGAGCCGTCTGTGACTGTTGATCAAGTTTATGAATCAATGGTTAAAGATAACCTTGTTATGATAGACAAGGATGCTGTTTTTCAAGATAGACTTTATTACGACTTAGGTGTCGCACGTTACGACAAGGAGAATCTTTATAAAGTTGATTACAGAAAAAAAGATCTATCAGATCAATTCAAGATATCTCAAGAACAATTTTCTGAAAACACAGATGAATACTTATCTAAGGTCCCAGTTGAGCTAAGAAACTTTGAGGACGCTAAGAGTAAGTATAAGTCTATGTATAACGTAGACTTAAGTGAAAGTGATTACTTAGATCTTGTTTCTTTTTGGAACTATAGAGATACTGCTTTAAATGCTGTAGAGAATAACGAGTCTATAGAAGATTCAATAATTAAAGACTATAAGGATTTAATAAAAAACTCAACAGAAGAAAACCTGCAAAGCAATTACTTCAAGTTCTTAAATCAAAACAGACAAGAATTTAATCAATACAACAAGAACATAGACATCTTAGGGTATGGAGATAAAGCAGAAAACATAATAGGACTGCTTAATAAATCCCTTAAAGATGATGTCTCTGAAAGCATATCAGATGCTTTATTCGCCTATAGAGACAGTGATTACAGACGTGGGTTTGACATGGCAGCTCAAGACAAACTTACTGCATCTACTGTTGTTGAGAGAATGTTTACTAAATTCATTTTAAATACAGGGGCAAATGTTCTTGATTACTTCGACATGCTACAGGACTATGAGAAAGAAGATGATGATAGTCCTTGGTGGAACTTGCTTTACCTAACCCCAGCAGCTGGAGCAAAAGCTTTTGCGGATCTTGGAGGAGGTGAAGGTATAATCGACTTTCAAAATATTTCAACCAAGTCCAAAGAGATTGCACGAGGTATTGAAGAATATGATAGAATAAATATGGGGTTAACATTGACTGACTCTCAGAAAGAAATAAGTCAGTTAATAGCGGAAGGTAATTATGGTGCTTCTGTGAAAAAGGGAGTTATAGGTGTATCAAATATAATCCCTCAAATTGCTTTGGTAATTGCTGCTCCAGAGTTAGCTATACCATTGTTTGGTGTGTCTTCAGCTGGTGGTATGTACTCAGAGATACAAGATCTAGACCACATAACATACGGAGAAAAAGTTCGTGCCTCTGTGATAATGGGTGCAGCTGAGGCTGCTACAGAATATTTATTTAGAGGTCAAGAAGTTGTAATTAAAGAGATAGCAAAGAATGTACTTAAAAGAAAAGCTCTAGGTAAAGGCATTCTAGATGAGGCTGCAAAGAAAGCAATAGCTAAGCAAGCCAATACGATGTTTAAGTTCAATCCAAAATCGAAGGGTGGGAAGATGTTCTTAAAAGGATTGCAGTTCCAAGAAGAAGGTGTTGAAGAGCTTATAGTTGATGTGGTTGATCAAAACATTACAAACTATCTAGAGAAAAAAAGTTTAAACGAAGAGCATTTTGATCTAAAGTACAACCTAGAAGATGCACCAAACTCAATAGTTAGGGAACAGATACTAGACGAGATACAAGCCAACAGAGAAAGCTACAGCGAGATTGGTTACAACATCTATCAAACGATGGACTCGTATGGTCTAGGTTTAATTGGTGCTGGAGGACCTTTAATGCTTACAAGGTCGTTGGGGTATATAGCATCTCCTGGTAAAATAAAATCAAGGATTCAAATATCTAAAAGGATTACAGAACTTGACAAGCTCATAAAGGAAGAGGTAGATATGGGTGAGAGAATCAAGTTGAAATCAGAGAAGGCTGAATTAATTAGGAAGCAGTTCTCTGATGTTGCTATGGATCAACAGCTTCTAGAGAAAATGAGTGAGGCTGATGTAGACGAACTTATAAAACTTAATCACGAAATATCTAAAGCTAGATTTTCATCTAGAAAACTTAGATCAATGATTAACGAGAGCATGTCTCAAGAGGAGCAGGATAGGATTTATGAGTCTATAATGAAGAATGCTGCGAAAGCAAAGAAAGCTCTTGAGTCTAAGACAGAAATATATGACAGGTATAATACGGAACAAAACAAGTTAGATCAAAACTCATTGACGGATGAAGAGTTGGCTCTTGTTAATGAGATTGAATCTTTAGATACTGAGATTGACACATTCGATTCTGTACCTAATAGCGATGGTTTTATTGATGTAACACTTGAGAATGTTAACAGCGTAATAGACAAGCTGTTATCATCGTCAATCATAAAGTCAACTAGGTTTTCAACTGCTCAGCAAATAAAAGATGGTCTTAGGAACGTAGCTAAGATTGTTAAAGAAGTAAAGTCTGCTGGTGGATCAGTTAGAATATTTACTAATAAAAAAGATTTTGAAAGAGTTACTGGTCAATCTATAGCAAGAGGTTTGCATACAGAGGGGAAAGGGAAAGACTCTATTGTTAGTTTGTACCTACCTGCCTTAAGAGCAAACACATCTTATCATGAGGCATTTCATGACATAGTATTGAGAAAGCTGGGGGCTGGTAAGATTCAAGAACTTGCTTTGTCATTAGCTAAAGCTATACCAAATGATCTTATCAGCAAGTATGTGACAGTGATGGAGCTTACTGAACAGCAACTGATAGACGTAAAAGACTTAAAAGGGTATGACCTCCTTAAGTATATTATCAGTGAAGATAAGGGTAGGGCTGAAGAGTTTCTTGTTGAGGTTCTTGCAGACATAAGTAATGGTGATTACTCCATCTCATTTAAGAATGGTCTTATACAGAACCTAAAAGAGTTTGTTGCTAAGTTCTTTGGCACTACGTTCAAGGACCCAAAAATAAAGGATGTAGTAAGTGCTATTAAAACAGCTACAGAACAGCTAGCTGAAGGTGAGCAAGTAACAGCATTAGATGAGATAGGTAGAGAAGGTGAGACAGAAGCTGATTCATCAAAAAGAAACAGAGCTAAGAAACAAGTGATAGGTGAGAATGCTGAACTAGCTGCTTACGAACTAGGTATGTTAAATGAGGCACTCGCAATGGAGAAGGAAGGGTATACTTCAAAGGTAATATTCTCTTCTACTGGATGGGAGAAGGGTGCAGACGGAAAGTGGAGAATGCTTATCACTGAAGGGATAGAAGATTACTACGATATAGGTTTAGATATACAAGAAGAGCTCCTTAATACTAAAATAGAAACAGGTTTTGATGAAGAAACTGGGATGGAGATTGAATTTGGAGGAACGAAAGTAACTAAAAAAGGCGAAGAGGTCATACCAGAGTCTATATTAAATCTATACCCAGCTCTAAAAGATATAAATATAACATTTCATAAAGACGTACTTCCATTCGATAAGACTGGAAAGGTTAAAGGTCAATATCGCGTAGGTAGCTTTTTACCCAAAAAGGAAATAGACCCACTCTCCACCCTTATCGATTTAGGATTAGGTAATACCGTTATCGATATTGCTGTTGAAATAGAATATTTTGATTTAAAAAAGGGTGACAACATAGATGATTACTATGAGTCAATGGGTTTGTTCCCAGAACATTCATTGACATTAGCTCATGAGGTTCAACACGCTATTCAAGAAATAGAAGGCTTTCAAGGAGGTGCGACCATGAGCAGGGGTGAAACAGCACCTATGGTGTACTCATATCAATTGTTTAATGATAAAGGAAGTGATGCGCCTAAGGTAGAAAACATTGTTGTTGAAGAAAAGCAAAACGAGAATGGAGAAACTGTTTACTCTGTTGTTGACAATAACAATACAGCTGTATACAAAGAATATGGTGAGTTCAACACTAAGGAGGAAGCAGAGTCAGTAAGAGAAAAAGTAGTTGGTGATTTTAAAACAAAATCTGAACTGCTTACAAAACGATTCCCAGACTTTTCTATTGAATCAATGAAAGATGAAGAGATTTCTAGACAAGTAAGATATCTCTTTTATAAATCAATAATGGGTGAAGTAGAGGCAAGGTCTGTATCAGAAATGATGGAGATGACGGATCCTCAACAGAGAGAATCTATGAGTCCATCAGAACTACTGGAGCTTGTTAATGATGGTGATGCAGTTATAATTCAGAGAGGTGTTTCAAAGAAGCAAACTATAGGTGATGAAGGTTCTGATTCTGATTTTGATTTCGTTGATACGTCCATGGATCCTCGTCAAGATTCTAGTAAAAAGCTCAGACAAACTATTGCAACTGCTATAGAGAAATACCCTTCACTAAGAGAAGAGATGCTGGCTAATCCAGATAACTACATAACTCCTCAGAATCTAGAAGAACTAAGAGCTACTCTTAACGATGAGAATGTTACCGATGCTGATCTTATCGACATGATGACAGATGATGGTTTGGGTAGATTGCAAAACAGAAATGATGACTTGGCTATACTAGCTCTTAACGAGTTGATAAACAGAGCCTTAGATGCAGGGGACATGGAGGCGGTTAGTAAATACGAGACAAACAGGGCTCAGATTGGAACGACTGCTGGTAGGATGCTCAGACATCTTAGAGCATTGAAGTCAACAACACCTTCTGGTTTATTAAGACAAATAGAATTAGAGATTTCTAAAAGAGGTAATACTATCACTGATAAACAACGTGATAAATTGCTAGATAAATTAACTAACGTAGTTAAACTGAATAAAGACTACAAAAAGAAAGCACTGGAGTTAGCTAACATGGATACTGTTAACGACCAGATTGAAAAGGAATTTAAAGATCTAGAGGAAGAAATATTCAGTGCAGAAAAAGATCTAAACATATATCTTCAGAATATAGTTGAGAAAAGTTGGGGGGAGATATACAGAACTCTTCAGCAGGGTAATTTGATTACTTTTATATCTCAAGGAGCTAACATAGGTGGTAACATTGTAAACATATTCGGTGATTTTTGGGTGAGCGCTATAGCTTTTCCTATGGAAAAAGTCCTTAATCTATTTGGAGTTGCTTCGAAAGTTCCAAGGAGTCACCAATTTTCTGCAAGAGCATACGGATATGCATTAAAATCTGGGTGGCAAGGCACAAAGAAAAGTTTTAAAAGCATCTTTACTGGTAGAGGTCTTGACGCTGATTCAGAGTGGAGGATGCAAAGAGGTTTTTACCCTTGGCAAGCTTTATTGAATGTTTTGTCGGGAAAAGATTTACCTATTGATAATGACGCAAATAGCTTAATAGCTAAAGCAAGTGAGAAGCTAGGGTTTAAAAGAAAAGGAAAGTCCTCATTAACTCAAAGAGTTAAGTTGGGAGTTATAACTCTTCTTGGACCAAATGCAGAGATGCAGTTTCGAGTTCTTTCATTAGGAGATGTTCCTTTTAGACAGTACACTGCTGGTCTTGAGCTTTATCGTATGGCTAAAGCTAAAGGATTGAAAGGAGAAGAACTTCAAAAGTTCCTTAAGTACCCAGATAAAAAGTATTTAGAGCTTGCACAAAAAGCTGGAAGAAAAATCACGTTCCAGGAAGAAACAGATGTTTCAAGAGCAACAATGAATGCATTCCAAAGCATTCAGAAAGGTTTAGCTAAAACCATTGACACAATTTTCTTTGGAGCTTTAGATGGTAGTGAATACGCTAAGTCCATTGTGAGAACATTTCAGCCATTCATAACTACTCCAGCGAATATGTTTGACGAGACGTTGACCTACATGTCTCCTTATTGGGCTACATTTAGGATAATAAAAGACATAAGAAAAGGTGATGCTGCTAGTGCGAGTCAAAACTTTGGGAAGATGATGGTTGGTAGTATGGCAGTTCAAGTAGCCATGTTGTTAATCAAAGAGGGATTAATTAATGGACCGATAGAATGGGATGAGGAGACTGAAAAGAAAAACTTAACATTTGATCAAATGGGACCTAGCAGTGTAAATGTGAGTGGTCTTAAAAGATTTTTTATGGGAGAAGATCCATCATGGAGACCAACTGATGAAAGCAGAAACTATCTTAAGCTGGGTATAATAGGTCAAATAATAGGTGCTGTTGTGAAGTCAGCAGATCCAGATGAACTAAAGAAAAGAGATTACTCTGACTTCAAGTTCCTTCACCATGCGTTTACTGATGCATTTAGTATGAGATTGCTTTCTGGAGCAGGTAATCTATTAGATCAATCTTTCTTGCAAGGAATAGATGGTATACTACAAATTTTAACCAGCTCTAATGAAGAAGACTTTGAAAGACAAACAGAAAGACTTATAAACACTGTCGTGAGAGGAAGTTCTTCTGTAGCACTGCCGAACCAGTGGTCTTCTTTTGCTAAGGCAGAAAGAGATTATATGCCAGATTATAGGTTAGACAAAAACATTTCTTCATCAGAGAGGTTGCTAAAAAACTTTATCTACGTTATAAAAGACAGAACATTTCAAGGTAGGGATGTACCTTTTAGAATAGACTGGAAAGGAGAAAAGGTTTTGCAAACTCCAGAAGGGTCTAACAGTATAGCGTATCAAATATTTGATATTACAAAAGCTAGAAGAGGTTCTTCCGATCCAGTGTCTAATGAGATAATGAGGCTGTATCAAGAGACTGGTGTAGTGACAGAGGCTATGAGCACACCAATGTATGCAAACAACAGAAAGATATTAGTACCAAAAGCAAAAAGGCAAAGAAAATTCATTGATAGAAAATACACATATCTTGATGATGAAGAATTCGTAGGGTCTAGAATATATTTTAGTATAGAGCAATGCAATAAATTAATGGAGGTTGCTGGTAAAGAAAGATATTTAGATCTTGAGTATCTAATGAATTTAGATGTTTATAAAAAAGCAGATAATGAACTCAAATTAGAGTATCTAGATGAAGTAGCAGAAAGATACAACGGTCTTTTAGAGACAAGAACAAATCGCAAAGGGTTAAGAGATCATAGCTATTTAGCACTTGACTTCTTACAAGAGGCTTACGAAAAACAAAAAGCAGATGAATAAAGATCCTAAAGAAAGAAAAAAACTTAAAGACACCAAGGTAGGTAAGTGGCTTAAAGAGAATGCCCCTAAGGTGCTTGACACGGTAGGAGAACTGCTTCCAGATAATGGAGCCTTGGGTGTCGTTAAAAACTTGATTGACAGAGATGACTCTATCCCACAAGACAAGAAGTCTGAGTTCCAAAGATTGGAGTTTGAGCTAGAGCTTGAGGATAGAAAGTCAGCTAGGAGTAGAGAGGTAGAAGTAAAGAAGACTGGTGATAAAGATATAATGATGATGATCACTGGGATCGTAGGATTGATATCCTTTGTCTTTACTATCTATGCTGTGGTATACATCCCTTCTGTGAAAGAGAACGAGTTATTCATACACTTAATGGGTATGATAGAAGGTGTTGTTATTGGTAACATCTTTGCGTACTACTACGGTACGTCTGTGAAGAACAAGTAAGCTAAGCTAGTGAGACGAATATAGGAGTCTTCTCTCCAGCGTAGGCTCCTAGTACATTGAAGTCCATGTATTCGACTGCTTCCATGACATCCATGTCATCTCTTTCCATTAAGATGTGTATGCACATCCCATACTCGTACACAGCTACTACGTTTGGTCCTTGTGTGTGACCTATCAGTGCTTCTTCGAACCCATCAGCTAGTAAAGCCTTAGAGAATGTGAGCTCTTCCAGTATGTTGTCTATTCTTTTTCTCATATCATTACCCTTTTATTTGTCTTAGGATGAGTATACTCTTTAGAGTAATCAACTACCTTGTATGATTTAATTTCTTTTAAGTCATCAATGCATACCAATGTTATGACATCCTGCCTGCCATGTCTAGTGTACGTCTTCTTGTAAGCGTTTGTCTTGGTGACGAATTCATGCTTTACATTCTTTTCAATGTAGTCTCTAAGGTGTTTAGTAAGCACACACGCAAACCCTCCTAGCTCTGGCATCTCAAAGGCTATGACTGTTGCGTCACCATACAGCCATCCCTTGTCACCACGAACATTCTTCATCTCAACCCATATTTCATTTAACTGATTCTCTCCTTTGACATCTACCGTAGCAATCAATACCCCCTCATCATCAGTGATATAGAAGTCTATGTGTTTTTTAATATCATCAGACGTTGATGACTTTGTACAATGCAAACCTTTATAGCGCATTGCTTCTAGAAACCTTGATTCAGATCTCCTTCCTCTTGCGAATGAACTGTTCATGTTATAGTTTATTATCGTCTCTATACTGACTAGCCGCAGATCTGATCATATCGAACTCGATATTGATTAGTTTCCTGTGATCAATTATCATCTTCTCTATATCCTCAGCATTGCATGTAGCTGTTAAACCAGCCTCATCAAACAACTCCTCGTAGAGATCAGATGAAATCCTAGAGATTCGATCAGTAGCTATCGAGTATGATATAGCTATGTCTTCGTTACTTATCTTCTTCATTACTTTTGATTACCTTAATTGCCTGTTCAATCTGATGTCTATTTCTACAGATAAATACCATTGGTACTTTCTCGTAGTTATCAGATAGGTGCTTGAGAAAAAGCTTCCATCGCATAGGAAAATCATGGTGAGAAGGTATGTAACCTTTAGTCTCTATTATCCAGCTCTCATCTTTGGCTACAAAGTCTGGCGTGTACTTTATTGGTAACACTACGGAGTTTGATCTGTCTCTTAAGTCTTTAGCTTTAGGTGTCATCTTATGATACACACCTTCGTATCTAAACTTATCCATCACACAGTACTCCTTTTCCTCATACAAGAAAGACAATCCAGATTCAGACAAAAGCTTTGAAGCATCAAGCTCCAAACCACTCTTGTACTTTCCGAGTTGTCTTTTCTTCGCTGACTTTCTCTTGCTAGTTAAGTTCCTTTTTCTCTTCACTCAGCCAAGGTACAGTTTATTACTGTAAAAAGCTAGTGTTTGAGGAAATATTAAACTCACGATACTTATCGAACTGATTTCCAATAGGTTGAAACAATTCGTTTGACGTTGTATTTATCCTAAAGGCAGTGCCTTGTGTGTTCATGGTGAATTGAACAGGTTCGTCTAGTGGTGTTGGCTCACCACCTGTCTCTGTCTCTCTCACCTTACGAACGTGCCACTCTGTAGTTCTCTTGGTGTTATTGTCTGGAGCTTGGACCTTTCTGTGTATAGTAACGAAGCCATCAGCTCTGTTCACAAACTTACCACCACCCTCTGTATCCTCAGCGAACGGCGCTATAGGTAATCCATCGTCTCCTTTACGTCTCTGTGCTTCTGTAACAGCATGCATATTGAGCCACACAGCTACGTTATTAGACGTAGAGAAAGTGAGGAACTCACTAGATGCTTCGTAGTGGTACTCATGGCTGCTTATATTGGATGAGGTCTCAATCTTGAGACTGTTGTATGGATCAACGAATATAGCATCGGCTTCTTCTTGTCTTAATATCTTCTCCAGAAACAAGATGATGTCGCTGTAGCTGTAGACTTGGTTGTTGCTTATCACAGTGAAGTGTTCGTTCACCCACTTGTATGCAGATTTTCTTTGATCGTAGTTCATGGAATCAATACGTCTGTTTGTAGCAAACTGCATGAGCTTCATCTTGAGTGAGGCAGTCCTATTCTCAGATGAGTACACAACCCACTTCCAGTTATGTCTAACAGCAGAGTTGACCATCATGTACAGAGCCATGGTTGTCTTACCTACGTTTGAGTGTCCATTTATAATCAAGAATTCTTTCTTGTATCTAAAGTACTTGTCTAGTGTAGCATCACCAGTATCTAACCCTATCTCAATGTTACCATTGGCGAAGTCTTCAATCCATCTAAAGTCTTCATCGTCAGATGATATGAACGACATGTCACCATCGTTTATCATCATCTCTCTACGAGCTGCCTGTTCGTTAGCAACAGTCTCTCTAATAGGATCAGCTTTACCCATCTCTATACCATCACGTATAGTCTTGATCGCGTGCTCCTCGCTGTCTATATCCCTCTTGCTAATCTCACGAAGGAGAATACGAACTGCCTCCTCTTCTTCCATCCTACCTGCAGATATGTACCCACCTAGCAGCCTAGAAGCTTTTAGTAACACTGAATGCTTCTCACCGTCCTCACTCTGTCTAACCATCTTAGCAGCTAGGTTTAGCTTCATGTAGTCAGTGTACATACCTTTATTGGTAGCTACCTGCTGCTCTGATCTTTCTGATGAGAACGCCCCAAACTTATTTGATTCTCTGTTGATGATAATTCCCTCATCGTAAGACTCAAAGCAAGCTCGTGATTCGTTTATTCCAGACTCATCTACCTCCAGATCATATTGCTTGTGGAAGTATGTCTTAAGAGCTCTAAAATGATCCCTATGTCTTTCTGGGTTTGTGATTCTAACAAGAGCCTTCAAGCCATCACCACTAGGTGATACCCAGCATGAGTATACATACTGATCTGTACCAAGCATCTTCTTACTACTGCCTACATCAACGTGATCAAAGTCGAGGACTATCAGACCACTGTGCTCAAACAATCCCTCATCAGATCTGTCTGTGAATTCTCCAGAGAAACACACCACAGGTAGCTTCTTCTTAGACTCCTTGTCTCCAGACCTCACGTTATCTATGATAGGCTTGGACTTACCCTTCTCGATTCTCGATAGGGCTACGTCTATATCCACATAGTGTGGTTCGCTCTTCTTATATACGTCTTTAAATATTGTTACTTTCATCTCTAGATATCATTAAAAGGATTAGATAACCAACAAGGTCTTTAACTGAGTCTTCTGTTTGATCGTTGATGCCAACGTTTTGAATACGCTTTAGCTTGTCATCAATCCTAACCTTGATGCTAGACACCGAGTCACCATCGTAAAAGATGTTGATCGGGTCGAGTACAGAGTTACCATAAGCTTGATTCTTTTGTATGAGTAACTCTTTGATCTCGTCACACTTGTCTGATATTTTCTTCTGATCATCTTTCATTTTGCTCTGTTTGTATATCCTAAAAATTTCTTTGATTTAATCTCTCTCAACATTATATGTCGTTTAGCTTTTGTCTTTCCGTATAGCTCTGATCCTAGTCGGTGCATTGTCTTCCTATCATGAGCCATGATCTCTCCTACTGTGTCATACGAACTAACTACCCACATCTCTTTGTTATGCATGCGTTTGTTCTTCTTGTAGGCTACATCAATCATCATGTAGTAGATTGCCCTCCGCTTCGAATCTTGTTTTTCTTCTGATTGCATTTGCAAGTTCTTTGAATGTTATCACTTTACCCATCATACCTTCACACCCTTTCTTGTCAAGGACAATGAAGTTGTCTCCTTTCTTGTTGGGGATAAGCATAAGCAGTATGTCTTTGAATACTGGTATGCTGACGGTAGAATCTTTGTGGTTCTGCATTGAGCACATGAACTCGATCTCTTTACCGTCCTTTGATTTAGCAGAGAAAAAAATAGGGGTAATGACTTTTACATCATTCAACCCCCATTCTAATCTTGCGTATACAGAGAATACCTTAGAAAGGTAGATCGCCCCCATCGTCAGCTGTTACTGCGTTCTCTTTAGCCATAGCTATAGCCTTCTCTCTCCTTTCTTTAGCAGCTTCGCTGTTGAAGTTGTAGATAGAGGCACAAGCCTTGCCGTTCTTACTCATGAAGAGCTTAAGCCTAGCGTTACCACCATGCCCTTTCTCATCTCTCTTCGTGGTGTAGTTCTCAAGGATGTCCTTAAGTTCTGTGTCCTTTAGACGCACGGTCCAAGAGATTAAGTCTCCATTGTCACTGTAAATTGGGTCATCTGCCCAGCCGATTAGCTCGGAATCATACTTAGTTTCACTCATAATTATATTGAATTTAATATTAAACTGAAAAATGATATTGTTATGTAATATACTGTCATCATAAAAAGCAGTATCAAAGGTACTTTAAATTTCGAATTCTTCATAATAATTTCTCGTTACTTTTTCTGGATTGTCCAAAAAGTTATTGATCCTAGAGATAGAGTCATAGAACTTCATCTCTCCAGAGAAGATTGTTTTGTCCGTACACTTAACCAATGCAGGTAGGTATGGATCTGTCTTCTCTTGGACCACCCAATAGAAATCATTGATGTCAAATACCTGCGTATATATGAAAGCTTGTATGTCATAGCAAAAATCTCTAACGGCATATCCAAACTTCTGAACAGAGGCAGCAGACTTGGAGTCAGTGATGAACCCATCACCTAAGCAATCCAAGAACCCCTTCACCAGTACTGGCTCTCCGTTCTCATCTGGTAACTCATGTAAGAACTCAACTTGAAACTTCCCACTCAAGTGAGAGTCTCTAAGACCGCAGTCTTCTAGCCTTGACACCATGTCTCTAGCCATCTTCATGTCTTCAACAGAAACAAGAGTACTGCCTTCGTTATCACCCTTGATACCAGCAATGGTCTCTTTGTATTCCTTTGTAGCCTTGATGTTCTTAGCAGCTTTGGTCTTATCGCTGAGCCCTTCGATAACTGCATCCTCATCAATAGAGTAGTAGTTACCGTTGAACTCATCATCAGTCATGAACAGCATGTCATCGTACACATTCCCAAACTCTAACGCCTTAGATGTGTATTTGATCTCACCCTTCATGTACTTGTCAAACTTTCGGATGTCTCCAAGAGCTTGCTTGATAGAGGAGTACGACAAGTGTGGCTTGCCATACCTCTCCATTAGCTTGTCTGATAACGTCATATTATCCTACGAACTTTTTGATTCCTTCCTTCTGCTTGTCAGTCAACTGATCCCCATACTTCTTGAGTATCTGGTTGTAAGCAGTTGTCTTATTGTTTGAGGACTTGATATACTGTATGGCTTTACCCATGATGTCATCATCCTTTGCAGCAGGCTTTGCCTTCGCTGTGGTTTTCTTTGTCACAGTTTTCTCACTGTTATCTTGAGAGTCAGCATCCTTGGTATCATCGATTAAGAAGAGACCATTCAGTGCATACTTTCTAGCGTAAGAAGATGTAGCTCCAGTAACCTGTGATGCGTCCATACCTTTCTTTGATCCCTCCTCCCTAGCTTGGGAAGATACAGTGATTGACTGCCCTTCGAAATCGTACAGCGTAACAATCGCCTTGATGTAAACTCTTTCTTGGATTTCAAAAACTTCATCATGGATAGTCAATGACAGCTCGTGCTTAGCGAGTAGTGGCTTCAACGCTTCAAGAATATCTTCTTGGTTCCTGTACTTGTACTTACCGAAGTTATTGAACTGACCCTTAGGTGCTTTCAGCTCTGATTGAACTGAGGATAATTTTTTATATATGCTCATTTTATTTAATTTACTTTACAAAAATGCTAATTATTCTTCAAATATTCAAGTACTTTCTTAACAATATCACTTTCTGATTCCTCAATAGCCTCCGTAGTTATCCTTCTGAATACCTCTTTACACATGTCAATCCGTGCATTGAACACTGGGTCTAAGTCCGCTATGTTCCTGCCCTCATTGTACGAGTAAACTACAGTGCTGTGATCTCTGTTAATGCTATCAGCTATCTCTTGGTAAGTCCGTCTGGTGCAATCCCTACACACCACGCTGTAAGCATGCCTAGCAAACGCAGCGTCCTGCTTTCTTGTTCTTGATCTGATTCGATCTTGTTTCACGAGAAATATTTTTTCTACGCAATCCATGATTACATCAAGATCATCTTTGATTTTGTTTTCTTCCATTATATTTTATTATTTATTAATTAACCTTCACATGATTCGCACTCTAGGATATTCCTGCTGAAGTCCTGTGCACTACTCTTGCTGTACTGATAGTACAGAGTCTTCACTCCTTGCTCCCAAGCAAATATGTACAGCTTGTTGATGTCCTTCGCTGACACTGATGGATCAATCGAAAGGTTTAGACTTTGCGACTGGTCTATGTACTTCTGTCTAGCTGCTGCTTGTATCACAATCTCCTTAGGAGATATCTCTGAGAACGTCTTGAAGACTTCCTTATCTGGTAGGTCTAGGTGTTGAACAGATCCATCCTTCTTAAGGATAGAGTCCCATACCTCATCAGTATTCATACCGTGGTTGTCTAGGTGCTGTACCAAGAATGGGTTCTTGTAAACCGTCTTGATCTTTGCCAAGTCCTTCACGAAGTAGTTACTCTTGATTGGTTCAATACCCATACTCACTTGACCTAGTATGAATGAGGATGACTTGGTTGGAGCTACAGCCATCATGGTTGTGTTAGCTCTGTTGTTACGTAAGCTCTCCTTACCTCTCAAGTTGAAGTAAACCATTGATGCTTTGTCAGCATCTACAGATATCCTCTTGAAAATAGAAGTGTTGGACAGCTTAGCCTCCATTGATTCGAAAGGAATCATCTTCGACTGCAAGTACGAGTGCCATCCTAGCACCCCCATACCTATCGCTCTGTGTTCTTTAGCAAACCTCCACGCTCTCTTCATTGCAGGTAGGTGCTCTGCCTTGGCGATGAACTCATCCATCACAGCGTTTAAGAACAAACCATACGTATAAACTGCATCAGTATCTTTGATCTCATCCCAGTGGAGTAAGTTGATACTACCTAGGCAGCACACGAATGACTCGTCTGAGTTGGTAGGCAGTTGAATCTCACTACAAAGGTTCGAGGCTGTTATCTCCATGCCTAGTTCTTTGTAAGGGGAGTTGTTGTTAGAGTTATCCTTGAACATGACGTATGGATATCCAATCTCACATCTCCTCTGTATGATAAGCGCCCATATCTTTCGCTTCTCTTTATCACCATCGATCATCTCTTTCATCCACTCGTCAGTAACTGTCACTCCAGTCTGTAGGTTTTGGATAGGATTCCCCTCTGTAGCAACATCCAAGAACTCCAATATGTCTGGGTGATCTGTAGGTAAGTACACAGCACAGCTACCTCTACGTGAATCAGCCTGCTTGCATACGTCAATCACCGTGTCGTACATCTTAGCGTAGTGTATTGGTCCATCAGCATGACCTCCAGTAGATATGGATTCACCCCTACCTCTGATGTTACCGAAGTAGGCTGAGGTTCCACCACCATACTTGCTCATCATACCTATCTCTCTAGCTCCGTTGAGGATGCTGTCCATAGAGTCATCTATGTTTGAACCGTAGCAACTGATAGGCAGTCCCTTGTCCTTTCCAAAGTTGATCCATACTGGGGTTGACAATGAGTAGTAACCCTTCTTCATGTAGTCTTCGAACCTATCTGCAAACCCATTGATACCTAGGTATGCCTCTGCTGTCTCCGCTATGTCTCTAATCCTTTTCTCTGGAGCTTCCTGTATGTAGCCCCTAGATAAAAACTTCCTTGACTCATCGTTGAGCCAGTAATAATCTTCTCTCTTTTCCATTAAAATAAATCGTCTTCGGTTACACTTTTGCTTTTCTTATTATAATCTATCTGTCTCTTGTAGAAGAAGTCACCTTCCTTCGTAGCTGTTGTCTCTACGTCAAACCACTTAGTGGTAGAAAGGACTGCCTCATCTATGTCGAACACAGGCTTATACCCTATGTTTTTCAATGAGTTATTGAACCTGTTTTGAACAAACACTTTAATCGTTTCCTTTGGTAGGAAGTCTAGCTCCCCTTTCTCGAATACCCAATCAAGTATACCTTCCTCAGCCTTAAAGGCTTTCTTGCACGCACCACTCACAACTGCCTCAAAATCAGCGTCAAACCAGTCTGGATTCTCCTCCTTGATGATGCTGATAATAGCCACTCCGAAGTCACCATGTACGTTCTCCTCTTTACTTGTAGCTTCAACCACATTGGATATACCTTTGAGCACATTCAGTTCTTTGTTGAATGACATCATGATTAGAAACTGAGAGAACAGTGATACGTGTTCGATGAACAATGAGAACAGCAGTACTGCCTTCGTGTACATCTTGTCATCTCTAGACCTAGTCCCATCCAAGTACTTCTTAAGGTACTTGATTCTGTTCTTGATAGCAGGTATCTCAACTACTGTTTCGAACTCCTTCTCCAGACCTAGTATTCTAATCAGTCTAGCATACGCATCCTTGTGTCTGACTTCACTCTCTGCGAATGTCATACCTACATCACCTACCTCTGTGATAGGCATCCTCTTGTACATGTCAGCCCAGAATGTCTTCACAGATACTTCTATCTGAGCGATAGCAAGCATCGTTCTCTTGATCACTTCCCTTTGATCATCAGTCAGTTTTACTTTGAAGTCTTGGATGTCCTCTGTGAAGTTGAACTCTGTATCAATCCAGTACGAATGACGTATGGCATCCTTGAAATCTAAGAGATGGGGGTAGTCGTACGGAAGGATGTTTTCCCTCCGTTTAAAAATGTTTTTTGTCCTCATAAATATGTTTTGTATCACCTCCAGAATAGAGGCGAAAGGGTTGTAAAGTTAAGTATAAAAACTATACTTTTTCTTTGTGTGTTTGTAAAATATTTTCAGCTATTGCTGACACCACTTCGGGGTTATGCAGTTTTAGATTGTCGTACACGCTATCATTGTCTAGCAGTACATCTGAGATGATTACTGACGCATTCATCTTGTGCTCATGATCCCCATTGAAGTATACTATTTCTGGTTCGTATGTGTAAACAACTCTGTAGTTTTTTATTCTGTCTTTCATTTCTGTTTTATTTAGCACTCTCCGTACATATCATAATCAAAATCTTGTGGAAGCAGTCCAGTTGCTTTGTATACATTATAGTTATCTGCATCCTCTCTAGCCATATCTCCATTGACTACGAACTCCCTTCTCGTTGCTCTCCTAATGCTCAAGGAATCAACCTTTCTGATTAGCATCTTCAGTGTGTTACGTAGGTGGCTTTCACTCATGTCATCTACGTTAATCTTATGACCATTACTCATGGTCCAATAAACTTTATCATTCATCTTTAGTTTGATTTACTATTTCTACTCCTTCATTACATACATACTTTGTGACTACGACCTTGTAAGACTTTAAGAATTTCTTTACTTGTCTAGTACCTATTCTCTCATACTGTTCTTTACTGCTGTAAATTCTAAACTTCTCGATGCAGTTCGTATAAGGGTCTTTAGCATGCATGATATAAAACTCTTTCATGTTCTTTTAATTTAAGACTTTTGCTCTTCTATGCAGTTCATGGGTTGTCCATTCTCTCTTCTCTTCACCATCCATGTGCATCAAGACTGCTTCTACAAATCTCCAATATTCATCACCCATGGCTGTTGAGTGGAAGTAGAAGTCAACGAAGTCTACGTCTGCTGATACGTTCATACTAAGCTGTGTATAATCAGTTTGTCTTTTAATCTTTTTGATATTGCAGGTGCTTCTATTTTCCATACTTGAAACTCACCATCATTAACTTGATTGAAATTCACACCCCATTTTTTGAGATACTGCTTCACGATGTTGCTGTCTGAAGAACAGCACATTAATTTTTTCATTTGAATTGATTTTAGTTAGATAAAAAAGGGTGGCTACTTTATTCACCACCCTTACCAAACAACAAACAAAGATTCTCGTCTTTCCGAGACGTCATACAACCCCTACTTGATCAGAGGTGTTCACTAGGGTTTGTTGAGAAACCCCCGTTTCACTCTGCTAATTTATAGGGATTATATCAGACTACCAAATCTGATCTTAGTTTTTTTTCTACAAAATTATTTCTACCTATGCTTCTCATCCCACTTAGTCCAGTAATGACGGTGCTGTTGGAAGCCCATCAACGCTGTGAACAATGCACCTACCCAGAAGTAAGGTTGCCCTGTAATAACTGCCTTGACTATAAGCATGGTTAGGATTATAGGTGTTACTGATATGTTTGTTATCCTAGCCCAAGGTCTTTTTTGCTTGAGCAAGTACTCCCAATAGGAGCCAAATTTATTGTTATCCATCGAGTTCATCATTTTTATTTAGGTCAAGTCCTTTAATTTCAGAGATCATGTCCCTTACATGTGCTCCTGCCTCCAAGAGAGCTAGGTAATTATCAAAGTCTTTTTTTATAAAATCAGCCATATTCTCTTCTAAGAAAGTAACTGTTCCCTCATCAAGAAGATCATGAGGGGTTTGATCTGGAAGAATACCACCACAAAAAACATCTCTAGTGAGAAGATCAAATGTTGATAGTTCCTCATCGTTTAGATGTTGATCTAAAGTATCTATCCATTCGTTCCATAGGTTACGGCAGTGCTGACTAGAACTGCCTTCGTACTGAAACTCATGGTACATGAAAAAATACTGAGTGAATTGAAATTTTAAATTATTCATTTGCATGTAGGTTTTAATAAATTAAATTACTGCTTTACTTGTGGTAACCCCACAACTTTACCTATGGGGACCCCACAACTTTATCTGTGGTAACCCCACAACTTTTGAAAAACCTAGCTTTGTTTCTCATGGCTAAAACAAGCAAAGAAGTTGCATGTAAAACACCAGTCGCAGGATCTCCCTGCGCACCATACGCTTAGGTTTTAGAGCTGATCGTTACCAGCTATGTCTTTGATCTCAATATACATAGATGCATACTTAGCCATAGATTTGTAAGTACTTATCATCCTTTTAGTCAGCATGAAACAAAACTCTTCCATGCTATCTTTGTCTAGGTGATCATCAGCATCTACGAATGCACAACCGATACCTTCTTCTGCGCTTTTCTTGATGTAGCTAACCATGTCTATCAATAGTTCCTCAAGTGGTTTGTCAAGCCAGTTCTCTACGCCCATCTCTATGATGTCCTCACATAGGAATATCCTTGCGGCTGTTGATACCTCGTCATAATCTCCTAAGGAGTCATTGACTATCTTGATTGCTTCCTCACTCGTTATCATACGTCTCTACTTTTGAATGTGTTCTAGCGAATGCTAGTTCCACACTAGGTGTAACAAGGTTTGATACTTTACCATCCACTACTCTAGTGTAATGGTACATTACTTCTTTGGTTTCTTCCATTGTTATAATTATTTGATTCTGTGACGTATAACGTCAGCCGTTTTATCTATTTTATCATTCAACCACTTCTCGAAGTACAGCCATTGCTGTGTTACCGTACCTGCTAACTGAGGTGTGTAGTCTACACTGACCACTAGGTCTCCGATGGTTGTTTGTTTCTCACCATTTTTGATGGCTATCATAATTGATTCTCTGATAATCTCTTTCTTATTGTACATCATGTCGTATGTGTTTTGTATTCGTTGTATTTTGTAATGAATTGTACTACTGCCTTGTATGTTAAATCAAGACTACATTCCTCTAAAGTCCGTCATACCCATAAACTAAGTATTCGTTTATTTGTTGCTTCAACTTCTTGAGGTTGGTATTCGTGAAAGTGGGGTTTGCATATGCTGATGCGGTATATTCACCACTTCTCCAATTAATGCCGTAACCTTTGTAATAAATTACACCTCTATTTCTCTTCTCTAAATTTGTCATCGTTATATTCTTTAATAAATTCTACTACTGCTTTGTATGTTGAATCAAGATTACATTCCTCTAAAGCCCAATGTATATTGTTCCAAAAATCATCGTCATCATACTCGCATCTACTATCTAGCCTGCACTTTTGCGCTACTGGCATCAACCAATCCCAAGAAGTTTGAAATTTACTCAGAGACTTAATAGAATATGTCCATTCTCCGTTATCAAAACTTCTTTTGTCTGAGTATTTCACACCCATAAACTCTGCTATTAGCTTGTTATCATTCATATCTCATCTACGTTTACGTTCATATCTTCAAGCATCTCAAGTAGGTAGTCTGGTAGTTCGAAGATTCCATCGTAACCGTACAGTACGTTGTTTACGATCTCAAGCATACCTTCTGCATAGAACTCATCCCCACCGCTTTCTACATCGTAGATTTCAAAGCCTGCATGCTCTCCATCTATGTATATACTTACGTCCATTTTTACTTTTGTTGGTTCGCTTACTCTACCGAAACTGTTTTCGTAGAAAGCTACTGTCGTGATTTCTTTGTGTGATTTTCTCATGTTTGTGTTTGTTTAATTTTGAGTATTTATTTTATTGTTTTACCTTACTTCATTAAGAAGATAATCCACTATGCAATCATATTCGCTCCTAGCATCAACATTAAAATTAGATTCTAAGAATAGATTCTGATGTTTTAATACTTCAGAAAATATTAAGTCATACTCAACTTCTTGGTATTCAGTTTCATTATTTTCAATATGGTTCATGAATAGTTGAGAGAATAAAAAGCTTTCGTAATTCATGATAATTTGCTTTGAATTTTTCATGTTTGTATTTATTTTTTTATGAAAAATATTTGTCCGCTTAAGTCGTAGTCGAAACTCCAACCTTGGTGTTTTAGTTCTTGTATTATACGCTCACATTCTGCATACATATCTAGGTTCTCATCCCAAGTATCTACGGTATCTTTTACCGCTTGGGGTAGGCAGTCGTACTCTTGTGCTGTCATGATTGCTTTGGATTTATGTTTGTTATCCCCATGATTTGTTTTGCTTTATCCCTTCCACGAGGGTTTAATCCATCCTCATCCCAGTATTTCCAGTTGTCATGAAGGCTCTGCAATGCAGACCAAAATGCTAAAGGATGACCTTTGTACTCTTCTTTCAATAGGTAATCCAACCCTTGTTCATTTCGTTGGTTTTTAACCATCTTGTCTAACTCATAAACATCACCTATAACGGTTCCAAACTCCTCCAAGGATGGTTCGTTCATACACATACCTACTGCACACATCCTCCCATCTTTCGTTAGGTATCTACACTCCTCTCCACCACAGAAGATTTCTGTTGATCTGTTGTTTAACGTGTAGGTATCTGCTACCTGCTTTACAATTTCTTTCGTTGTCATATCTGTTTATTTTAATAATCATCATTCATCCTATCACCATACCCATGTGTTTCTAGGGTTGCGTAACGATCCTTTCTGTAAGGGTACTTCTTTGGATCATTGTAACACTTGATACAGTAGTGCCCCGTAGGTACACCATGTGCATCATACCTCATGTCGCTATCAACCCCACATCCATTGCAAGGTGTGATCTGCTGTATGTAATGATCGTTGTGGTCAAATGTATATTCCATCATCTCATCTACTTCCCAAGAGGAGTAGGTCTCATACTCAATCTCGTGTGTTTTTTTATTGATAATCTGATACATCATAACTGTTTAATTTTGAAGGGGTTACACCCCATTGGTTAATCTATAAATGTAAGTTCAATTTGATCACCGTTGTTAACGGCTTCCAGTATCTCGTCCATCAGCGCTTCGTACTGTGTGTATACTTCTTCGAAGTTCTCTAGTAGCTTCTCGCCACTACCTTTGATATCAAAGTATTTCTTGACGTCAGATACTTTCCAGTGTCTATTGGCTTTCATCTTGAACTCTACCCACATACCTAGGTCACGCCTTGAACACATTAGGTTCCAGTTTGCCTTGTTTGCCTTTGTTGGGTTTCTAAAGTAGTCGTAAAGGTCGACCCATAAAGGGGTTGTGTAGTTTGGGTTGTACACCTTTGGGTACTTACATAGGTTGATCTGTGTGATTGTAGACATAATGTTTTGATTTTGAGTTTTGCCGTTTGATTGACAGTGCAAATATAAGGGATAATGTTGGTAACTTCCAAATTTATTTTTTTATAGTACGTAGTACTATACTACTGTGAGTTCAGTGCCATCACATCGAACAGACTTGATAGTATCTGCGTTTATCATACGGTACGCATTCTTCTGAATATCATATACAGGTAGTAGACCTTTGCTCCTAGCATCGTACTTCATACCTATGCCTTTTGTGTACTTATGTACTCCCATACGTGCCGTCATTACTCTTTCCTCACCGTTCTTTTTAATGAACGTTACTGAGAAGATTTTACCACCTCTTACGAGGTTCTCGATTGTTTTTACTTTCATAATTTTTAATTTATAATTAAACCCATTGATTTCTAATAGTTACCCAAACAATAGCTTGGAACTGGTACGCCTTCACGCCCATCTCCTTAGCTACCTTCACGGTTTCTTCTTGAATGATACGGTACTGCTTAGGTGTTACAGATTCTCTACAAGTCCTCGACTTCTTAGATGAGGTTTGACAAGCTCTTAAGTGCCACTTGTCGATTGTAACAAAGTTACTATCGTTCTCACCTACGTTCCTAGCGAATGCATACGTCTTAGGTGATGAGGTCAGTATCTTACGATCACCTTTTGCAATAGCGAAAGCCTTGGCTTTGTTTGCATCATAGGTACATACCTTTACATCTTGCATAGGTACGTTATCACGTACTGCCATGAGTACTTGGACTGCATCGAACTTGTTTCTTTCCCATCTGTTATTGGGAGAAAGAGCCGAGATAACGCCTGCGGCTACTTCACCACGTACACCGTAGTCAGTTGATAATTGCTTTGCAAAATCCATTGCATCTTTGTACCAAACCAAACCTTGTTTGATCTCGTCTTTAGTCGCTCTATTGTACCAAATACGTAGGTTAGAGCGATACTTTTTAAGCTCTTTTTTAGTCATAACGTTTTGATTCTGAGTTTATTAATTTTTTAGGAAAGAATCCCAGTCTACTCCAAGCGCACCATCGTGCTTAGATACGTGAAGGTCGTACAGTATTATAGCTACGTCTTGAACGTTACTGTCTTCGATGGTTTTTATCTTATCTAAGATCGCTTGCTTCTTTGTTTCTTCTCTGTTATATACAGAGCTATCGCTTGAATACTGGTAGTAAAAGTCAAGTTCTCCTAGGTCTTGGTTTAGCTTTGCTAAGAAATCCATGTCCTCTGTAGAGGGTTTCCAGTTTTCGTCTCTTGTACTCATAGGTATGTATGTTTTAATTTTTGAATTTTGGAATCGGCAAGGGAATCGAACCCCTCATGCACCATGACCGATTGATTGACTGCTTATAGCGAATCAAAGATTTTTGCCGCCCTTTGCCTAGACTCATCCTTTGCATCCCATTCAGCATCTCTAAGGTCATACGTCCTCTTGATATACCATCTACGTAACGTATCTACGTCCTCTGTTGAGACGATATGCTCTTTAAATGCATACCCACCATCTATGTACATTACTGCCGACAATATGATCGGACAAGAGGACTCTCTTGTAATTTCTGAAAACATACAATGCAGTTCTAGACGTACGTCATGACCGTCTACATTACCGCTTAGGCTCATGTTATCCAACGCTTTCTTGTTGAATTCAGTCCATTCTACCTTGTTTAATTTGTTAATTAAGTATTCCATAATATTTGATTTTGAATGTTAGTTTGTCTCATCAGTACAAAGAGAACTACTCTTTGTAGACAACCCCTAAGGGTTGTTTCGACTATTCCATATCTAACCATACAGGGTATGGGTTGCCACTATTCGAAGAGATTTTGTATACACAATAGCTACCGCTATTGCTTATGTATACCTTCCTACCTTCGTGAGTATGTGGTGTGGACTTACCTACCCAAACTGCGTAGTCGTTTCCAGTTCTCGGAGACTTACATTTTATGTAAGTGCTACCCTTGTTAGTCTCAAAGAGACTGAAAGTCGTACCATCAATGTTAATTGATCTGCCAGTTGATAGACCGCTTTCGACATTGAATCCACCTCCCTTGGAGGTTTTAGATACGAATGTCTGAGTGAAGGCAGTAATAGATATCGCTACCAAAGCCAAAGTGAAAATTGCTTTTTTCATGTGTATGTATTTATGTATGTATGTATTAATAATCTAAGTAGTTTCTCTTGTAGTCTAAAAAGTAGTCGTTGTTGAAATCATACCTTTCACCTACGTATGAAGGATTGAAGACAAGAAAGCCTTTTTTACTTCTCCTATTTGTCTTTACTGCTATTGCATCCTCTCCGAGGATTACACATACCTCCCTAAGCGTCTCCCTAAGGTCTCTCAAGTCCTCGAAAGATAGCGAAGCTATTAACGTACGTTCGAGACCCCAATCACCGCCTTTGCACCTACGTTCCTCGAAATCAGTTACTGCGATGTCTGAAAATTCGGCTTCACACATTAGTGTTCTTAATGCTTTCGGCATCGAAGTCCTTTGTATACCTATGTTCACTTGTGCCGCTATGTTTGTTTCTTTTACCATGACGTATGTATGTATTTGATTTTGAATTTTTGATTGGTAATTGAACTGCCTTATGCAAGCTCTTGTTCTACGTACATCTGCTCTTCGCAGGTAAGTACGTCCCATTCTAGGGTGTTGATTGCCATTTCGAAGTCTAGCCCATCGAAGATGGATGCAAGTTGGTTTAGCTTTTGCTCGTTCATAGGTATGTATGTTTTATTTTTGAAGTTGTCGGAATATCGAATCGACCCCACAAAGATACGGCAATCGATTCGACAATTCCAAATTTATTTTTGTTAATGTTTTTTTACCCTTTAGGGTAGATTGCCAATTAAAACGGGCAATCGCTTGTGTCGATGTCTGCATCTGAGTACATAGGTGCACCATCAGCGAGTGCATCCTGCTCAGCTACGTACCTAGCGTGTCTAGCTGCTTCAATTGGGCATTGTCCGATCTCTAAATCAAACGGCAGGACTGCTTGCTTATTTGAGACTTTCTTAGCCTTCGGCTCATCCGTAGGTAGGTATGTCTGAGCAAGCCCTCTCGAAGCCCTTTGGGCTTGAACTTCTAGCTTTTGATTGCTAGTCAGCTTCGCTGGAGGGTTAGAGACTTTCTTTCTTCGGCTAGAAGTCTTTGACTTCTTTTTCGAAGTCTTCGACTTCGTTTTTGAATCAACCTTTGGTTGATCAACGCCTACCTTCGCTAGAGCTTCGGCAACCGCTTTCTCAATCATAGATTGAACATCTGGAGTTTCAACCTTTTTTTGTTGCTTCGCAACATGCTTCGAAGTTTTCAGCCCTTTCACGAAGGTATGTAGCGCCTTGACCGCATCAAGGGCTTCGTTCTTAGCTTCCTCGCTTGGAATAAAGCAAGCTTTATTTATAGACTTCTGAGCATCTTTGATGAGGCTTGTTCTAGCCTCGTTGTCAAAACCGTAGGTTTTCATAGGTATGTATGTTTTTATTTTGAGCGTCAATCCGTTTGTCGAACTGAACACCGCAAATATATGGCAGCTTCAAAACAACCTCCAAATTTTTGAGGGACTATTTTCGTGCGCGATTTCTCCTGCGCATTATGCGCGTGGAAACAGGCGTAAAATCGATTTTCTCAGAGCCTCGTATGCGCTGACCTACGTAGGTGCGAGAAGAGCCCTCAGATTTGATGCATTGGATCCAGTGTAGCCTCATGCGTAGGTATGTGTGTAGGTGTACGTATGTATGTGGGGGTGTGTCCCTTGCTTCCGTAGGGCTGAGGACCGAGCCGACTTTCCCCTTTCCGCTTGTGCAGGCTTTCGTACGTACGTACATACGTGGCTTTTCTTACTTCTAGTGCTTGGTTAATATACGATGGTTAAATAGCTGAAAGTCAAACAGTTATGCTACACAAAAAGCTCAAATGTGTGCGCAAGACGTAGGTACGTGATACCCACGGGGTGTGTGTTATGCGTTTGCTATGTGTAACGCGGGTGATATGTAATACGTATTATCCCCACAATCTACATTACTCATCATTTTTTTCAACCCTACCCCTTTTAACATGCATAAAAAAGCTGTTCATTTTTCAACATATCCAATCATCATATGACACAAAAGCAGTATAAGGGACTGCATACTAAGCAGTTACACTATTTACTTAAAGTAATGCTTTAACAGTTGACTATATCAAAAAAAAGCTGTAACTTTGCCTAACAAGCGTTGCTTTAACAGCGGCATCGTAGAAAGCTCTGCACGCATTTAAGGTGTTGAGGAAAGAACAAGTAAGATAGATGACTCTATCATCTTATATAGCTGTGGAGGGCACAAGAACTGTGCTCTTTTTTTTTTTTGTACCTATACATACCATGTATGTTTACTGTTTGGGGAACCTCTACCTATATATGTTCTGTATTTCGTACCCTCTCTCTATATATGTTATGCATTCTGTACCTTCTCTCTATATATGTGGTGCTTTTCGTACCTAATGTCTAAACAGAGGCAGTCTTATAATTAATATATTTGCAAGTATATGAGACCGATCAAGCCAACTGCTTTCATGACTCCTAATAAAGGACCAGATGATCCGCCTAAAAAAGATTTTCTATCTAAAGCTACTGAGAAAAGAGATATAGATTACGCACCTTCTATTCAGCTTCAACGACTAGACTCAATAGACTCTAACGTTAGATCAAAAAACCCTTACTTTGGTAACAAAGAAGAGGTTTACGTTCCATTTGATTTTTATTCCGACTGGCTTAATTCTGAGATGTATAAACGAATGATGGACGGAAAGGAATCTATTCATGATAAAATGCGCCCCATACCATCTTCAATTTATAAAGACGATGAAGAATCAACCCAGAATATTATTCAGAAGTTTGGATATAAACCTGGCTTAGACGGGAAGGTATCAATTACAGATGCTAGAAGACAAAATTTAGAAAATACTGAAGTAGAAAACTATGCTCTTTCAGATTTTAAGAACATGGTTAGTAAGGGGGAATACATAAGCGGAGGTGAATATAAAAGAGATTCTGATGGGAATATTATTAGCAGCTACCCAAAAGTAAAATTGCAAAATCCAAAATATAAAACTAGTACAGGTCAGTCTATTAGTTTTGATGATTACTTGTCTACGTTGGTTCATGAGCTTTCTCATGCATCAGATGTTGATATACTTAATTATGATGGTCCAAACAGTACCTGGGATGCTATTTATTATGAGGCAAGAAAGGAAAGAAGAGGAGAGCCAGTTCCAGAAGGTACTTTTGGCTTAGAAGAAAGAACTGGGGGATACAGGAAGGCGTTAATACCTAGTAAAGATGTAGATTTAATAAATTCTTTTGTTGAAAAAAACAGAGAAAAAAACCTTAAAGGACATTATCCAGAATATACACGTAACCGAGACTTGAACTGGAGGTATTACACTGACCCTACAGAGGTTAGGGCTAGAGTAAACTCTCAGAGATACGATTTATTTAAGAAGGGAATTTTTAATCCATTCTCACAAAAAATGACTCAAAAAAAGCTGGATGAAATAAGAAAGGATACAATTAAATCTGGTTCAAAAAATATGAAAGACCTATTTAACTTCTTTTCTGACGATCAGATTATAAAGATGTTTAACTCTATAGCTATGGAAGAAACAGGTAAATCAAAAGGTAGGATCCTTAATTTTGCTTAAAGATAACAGCAGAAACATCATACGATAAATTAATTAAATTTGCAACATGGCAACGCTAACTACAAAAATAACTGAATCCGTAACAGTCAACAGTAAAGTTTATGGAGCTACAAACACCATGAGTATTACTGGTGTAAACAACGTTTATGAAACTGTTGTGACTATAGGTACAACAGCAGCAACAGCAATAGACTTTGTAGCTTCAGCTCCAACCTTTGGTTCTGTATTAGAAGGAGATCTTAAGTATCTTAGGATAACAAACACAGATGCATCTAATGGTGTAAATATTATCATAACACTCAAAGGTGCTTCAGATAAATATAAACAAACAATAGGACCAGGTAAGTCATACATAATTACTAGCGATACTATAAGTTTTGACGGTGGTAGCGCTGGTTTTATGGAGCACATTATTCTTGACGCAGTTACAGCAGACGTTGAATGTGAATTCTTTTTAGCAACAGCATAATACATTATAGATATGGCAGATACAACTTCAGAAGAGATACTTAAAATATTGCAGGGAATGCAAGCTGCACAAGATAAAGCAGAGGAAAGCTTTGACCCATACAAAGGAAGAACATTCATTCCTAGAATGTCTCCAGAGTTTAAGAAGATGTTGGTTGAGGGTATTAGAAAAGCTAGAGCTAAGAGGCAAGAAAGAAAAGCTGCAGATCGTCTTGAGAATAAAATGGGTGAACCTCAAGATTTAATTCAAAATAACGATATGTTTGCTAAGTACGGTGGTAAGATAAAAAAATACAAAGGATAATGAATAATGCAGGAACAATGGCTGATATGATTGAAGCCGCTATGAAAAAGAAAGAAGGACCTAAGGATAGTTTTACTATGGCTGGTCAATACGCAGGTCCAGTTCAGAGAGACGAAGATCGTGAGTTCGTTATGTATGAATCACCAAACGGTGAACAGATTCAAGTGTATGGTAACTGGAATGAGTTTGCTGTAGATAGAGACGAACAAGGTCTTGACTTGATCGCTGATGAAGACTACCCAATCGTTCGTAATGAAGATGGTGAGTACATATTAGATGAGGCTGCTTATGAAAGAATGGGGGAAGAGATGCGTATGAAGCAAGAGATGATGAATAGAGAGATGATGCGTGAGGATGAAGAGCAGATGATGCAACAAGAAGAAGAACAAAGAATGATGGGTGGTGGAATGATGCCTATGAAGAGACGTTACTAATAATACTGGTTAATGAAAGCTATTAGGAAAAACGAACCTTACACTACCCCACCTACCAACCCACCAACAGCAGCAGATAGCTTGTTTCTCCTTAACAACAATAGAGAAGTAGCTAAATTGTTAGATCTTGGTTATGGGACTGACAATATTGATAGAAGAAACCTACTAGAAAACTGGGAAAAGTTTGGTTTTGATATCTCAAAAAAAAAGGCACTTGATAACTTGCAAAGAGACCTTAATTCTTCTTCCGTCTCTAATATGAAAAGATCCAAAGATCAATCAAATTACATAGACACACAGGGGGATTTTTTTGGAATAACTGACTACCTTTCAGGAGGAGGTGATGACTACTATATGCCTACTCAGTATATACATCCTGGCATCGTACCACAGGGATTTGCTGACTACATCCCTAGCATCCAGGCAATAGACAAAATTAAAAAGAAAGATCCAGATTTTCTTCAAAAGATTTTAGATAACATGCCAGACATACCTACTGATGCTAGTGGTAATGTTAATGTTTCAAGTCTCCCATCTATAGCTACTTACATTTATGATGACTTAGCAATAACTCCTACAAAGCATTTAACGCCTGAGCAAAGAAAATTAAGAATTAAACTTTATGGGAACGAAAACGTAGGAAATGTTGACGCACCTACATATGAGCTGCCGCCTAAGCCATCATCTCAGATGTCAGACAATAAGAAAAAATCGTCTAGAAAAACAGACCGCATCAAACCTATTAAGCGCCGTGGTTTACCTTCTCGTCCAGAGCCAGAGTTACAAGTTAGAGAGCAAGAACCTAGAGATAAACTCATTGATACCCAAGCTGTATACAGAAACCCTTTATCTAATAGACTCAATATAAGAGGTCTTGAGCGTCCTTTGATGCAGACAGGTGTGAAAAAAATCTATGAGCGTCCAGATGGAACTAGATATGTAACAAGAGAAAGGTTTGATAGTGACATGATAAAAGAAATAGATGAGATTAAAAACCCTGCTCCAAGGATAATCAAAGCCCAAAGTTTTAAGAAAGGTGGTATTATCCCAGTTAAAAAAAGACGATAATGAAAGCTGTAAAGAAATACAAAGATCCAGAGCCACCAAAAGATCCAAATCCACAAACCAAATTAACTCGTCTTGAAAGAAAAATTGCAAGAAAGCAAAAGAGGCTAGACAAGATGACTCCTGGTTCAAATAAAAACATATTAGACAGAATGACTCCTGGTGGAAGCCCTGCGGTTTCTTTTAATATGAACGACTCTAACGATGGAGTTAAAGGTAGCTGTAAAGAAGGTAACTTAAAAGCTTGCCAAAGTGAAGCAGTAGTAACAAAACCGTTTTCAAACAAAAGTAGATTCAATCTTAATAAAGTCGGAGACCCTCAAAAGAGAAAGAAGATGCAAGAGAAGATTGATAAGCTAAAGAAAAAGCAACGCCGTAAATACAGAAAGAAGAACCCTCTTGGATACGCTAATCCTCGCTTCCTATAAGATCATTATGCATTCTCTGAACAAGCAGTCTTGCTTTCTGAGTTAGTGCGTAACGTACTCTGTAGTTGTACTTAGTTTCTTCTCTGAATAGATGAGAGTCCTCTGTACTCGATGGGGTTAGTTTATCGAACTGCTTATATAAATATTTATTACGTTGCAGGGGGTAGATTATTCTCTCAAGAATATTCTTCTCTCGTATACCATATTCTTGGGAGGCATACCTTGCTGTAAAGAATTCTAAATCATACCCCCACAATAGGAACTCTAAGTGAGACGCTGATATGTTGTTCTTCTCACATGTATCCTTCCTAACCTTTCTTATATTCTTTAAGAAAGTATAACCCAGATACTTTTCTTTCATCTTAGAAAACTCTCTGAACATCTTGCCTCTGGCTATTCTAGATCTTGGCATATTTTAATTACCTTTGTTAAAATCAAATTTAAGAAAATGGATAGTAAAATACTAGAGTTCCTTCATAAAGTATCAGACAAGATAGAGGAGATTGAAGATATGGTCGAAGATTACGGCTATAAAGAAAAATTCCTTTCTTGTATTGTCGTTGGTGTTATCTCTGAAAGCGATGAGCACGGTTCTCTTTTAAACTCTATTTACTCTATGTGCATCGATTCTGATGAAGAGATGGAGAAGATAGAAGATTTTATCAAAACTACATACTCAAAACTCACTAAAGATAAGAGTGACGGTATGGATTCCATTTTCAAGGATATAAATTTAAACTAATGAATGGTCTAATAAGGAAAATTATCATAGGGCAAAACCCTAAGGATGGCATGGCTTATTACCTCGGCATGAGAGCTGGGGATGGTACGGTCTCAGCCATAATTATCGATGGTGAATATCTACACAAGTATTCAAAGGTTAGGTACATGGTCTACGTTGAGAATGACGAAGGCACAAACCTATGGAAGTCTGTCAATGACGTCCCTTGTATAATTGAGTACGATCTAAACTTTTGATATGAAAACAATGAATCTTTTTGTCGTTAAGGTAGACAAGCCTATTAACGACACTATGAAAACAGATGGTGGTCTAGAGTTATTCGTTGACACTAGGTTCAATGAGTTTGAACACAGACAAGTCTTTGGTGAAGTAGTCTCTGCCCCACTGTTAATTAAGAATGATGTAGAACCTGGAGACACACTTTACTTCCACCACTTGGTTGTTGTAGAGGGTGGTCAGAAAATCCCATGGGAAGAGAACCACTACATCGTTAAGTGCGATAAGCAGTTCACTATTGGTAACCAGGCGTTTGCTTACAAGAAGAAAGGTAGTGATGAGATCACTCCTTTGTTTGGTTGGTGCTTACTTGAAGAAGCAGAAGTAGAGAAAGAAGAAGCTTTTATAGAGATTGTAAATACAGAAGAAGACTTACCACTTACAGGGATTGTTTCTTTTGATGCGGACTGCTTAGAAGAGCTTGATGTAAAGAAAGGAGATGAGGTTGGGTTCGAAAAGAACATGGACTATCGTGTAAAAATAGACGGTAAGGAATACTACCGTGTAAGATCTGAGGACCTGTTGTATGTCAAAGAATAGTTTTACAACAATTAGCGCCTCCAGAAAGCTAATGTCTAGTATGGAGGAAGCCATTGACAACATGATACAAGAGGTGAAGAAACCTATTGATCAAGAGATTAGTGGTAGTGCTAGGAAAGCAGAGCTTCAGTCTGTAAAGCAGACAGCCATAGATTGCAAAGAGCTAATAATAGAACGGCAGAAACTAGCTGAGATGATAAAGTCTTTAGAAGACAACGGTACTATCGAAGACAAGAAAGACTTCGGTGGTGGCTTTGCTGAAAAGTACTCAAAAAAATAACACATTAAATTTAACGACATGCCTAAGTATAAATGCGATTGCCATAAGAAAGTATATACCATTGCTAACGTAAAGATTAAAGTCAAAGATGGGGAGCTTTATTCTGAAGGTGCTGACTGCCCTAAGTGTGGGAAAAACATGAAACTAGCAAACCCTAAGTCTGGTGTAGCTAACTTCAGTAGTAACTCTATGGGGCAAGTAAGGTAGTATGGCTGGTCTTGTAGACATAGAAGGATTTAGCGATAGTGTAGTAAACATATGCCCAGACAATACCAAAGGTGAAGTCATTGAGTTGGAAGGGTTATACATCCAGCTACCAAAGAAACCTAAGAAGTCAGACATCTTATATCACGATAAAAAGAAAGCTGACCAAAGGTGGATGAGAGAAGAAATACCAGAAGCTCTCAAAGCTATTAGGAGTATGGATGAGTGGTACGAATCTCCTAGAGAGTTTAGAGAGAAGTACACTCCTTACATTGACCAAGAGTTCAAGCGGAGGAAGCATGGGGTGTGGTTCTACAATAACGGAGAACCTACATACATAACTGGTAGGCACTACATGATATTGCAGTGGAGTAAGTTTGACATAGGCTACCCTTACTACTTTGTGTTCCAGAGGAAACTATTCTTACACATGCAAGCTTGCGAAGTAGATCCTAGATGTCTAGGTCAGAACTTCGTTAAGTGCAGACGTTCTGGGTATACTAATATGATCAGCTCTGTGTTGGTTGATGAAGCTACCCAAGTGAAAGAGAAGCTTTTAGGTATACAGTCTAAGACTGGTAAAGATGCACAGGAGAATATATTTATGAAGAAAGTGGTTCCAGTGTTTAGCGCATACCCTTTCTTCTTCAAGCCTATCCAAGATGGTACTACAAATCCTAGGATGGAGCTGGCATTCCGTGAGCCATCAAAGCGTATCACTAAGAACAACAAAGTAACTAGACGAGGCGATGCACTCAATACTATTATAAACTGGAAGAACACTGTAAACAACGCATACGATGGTGAGAAAACCCACAGGCTGTACTTAGATGAGTCTGGTAAATGGGAGAAGCCAGCTGATATCAATGAAGCCTGGAGGATAGAGAAGACATGTCTTATCGTTGGTAGAAGGATTATCGGTAAGGCGTATGTTGGTAGTACAGTAAACCCAATGGACAAGGGTGGTGAGGAGTACAGGGTTCTGTATTATGACTCAGATCCAAAGGATAGAAACGAAAACGGTAGAACCAAGAGTGGGTTGTATAGCATCTTTATCCCAGCTTATGAAGCACTAGAGGGATTCTTTGACGTATATGGTAATTGTATCGAAGATGATCCAGCTTCCCCAGTCATGGGTATTGACGGTGAGATGATAGATATAGGTAGTAAGACTTACCTTAAGAACGAAAGGGCTTCACTCAAAGGTAGACACTCAGAACTGAATGAGATTATACGCCAATTCCCATGGACCATTGAAGAAGCATTCCGTGATAGTATCGAGTCTAGTCTGTTTAATGTAGGTAAGATATATGAGCAGATAGACTACAACAATAACATGTACCCCAACCCAATTGTCAAGGGTAACTTTATTTGGAAAGAAAAAGACAAAGAGGTCGTATTTTCTCCAGATTCAAATGGTAGGTTCAGAATATCGTGGATGCCTAAACCAGAAGACAGGAATAAGATTGTAGACAATAGAGGTAAGATATTTCCTGGCAATGCTCACATTGGCGTAGGGGGTGTCGATAGTTATGACCTTGATCAGACTCTAGACAACAGAGGATCTAAGGGAGCGCTGCACATGTACAATAAGTTTAACATGCATGCACCTAGCAATATGTTTGTGCTTGAATACGCTTCTCGTCCAGACCTTGCTAGTATATTCTATGAAGATGTATTGATGGCTGCTGTGTACTATGGTTACCCTCTATTGATAGAGAACAACAAGTATGGTATTGTAAGATACTTTGAGCAGAGAGGATTCGATGGTTATCTTATGGATAGACCAGATCACTTGAAAGCTCCAGGGTCTAAGTCAGTGAGAACCAAGGGTATACCGTCTAACTCTGTAGATGTAATACAATCTCATGCACAAGCAATAGAAGCTTATATACACAACCACGTTGGTGACAATGTTGACACTGGCGAGCCTGGTAATATGTATTTCAACAAAACACTTGAAGACTGGATAGGTTATAGGATAGACAAGAGAACCAAGTTTGACCTTACCATCAGTTCTGGTTTATGTCTATTAGCTGCACAGAAGGTTAAAGTTAAAGAAGAACGTAAATCAAATTTTTCAGATAAACAATTTTTTAGAAAGTTTAAGACTAAATCTTACCACTCATAGATTTACTATATTTGCGAGGACATGAATAGCTATCAAAAGAATAAAAAGTCTGGGTTCCCAGATCCTCTGGTATCGGCAGATATCAAGAAGTCTACAGATTATGGGTTGAAATTCGCTAAGGCGATTATGGATCAGTGGGGGAACATGCAGGCTGAGAATTCACTGTTAAGAAAAAGACACAATGTTTTTAACAGGAATAAACTATACGCTAACGGAACTCAAGATACTACTATTTACACACAGCTGTTGACATCATTAGATCCAAACAATGGTGATGGTAGCTTCTTGAACTTAGACTTCACTCCTGTTCCAATACTGCCTAAGTTTGTTAGGATTGTAGTCAACAAAATACTTTCTAAGAAACCATACCCAAACCTTGAAGCAGTTGATCCCCTCTCTTCTTCAGAGAAAGATATGCAACGTAGGAAGGTTGAAATGCAGATTCTAGCTAAAGAGAAAACAGCTGCTATTGCTGAGAAGCTAGGTGAGGGAGATGCTAAGACTAAGAACATACCAGAGACACTAGAAGAGGCTGAGATCTTTAGCCAGAATAATATCAAATCATCTGGAGAGATAGCTGCTCAGATTGCAACAAACCTAACTCTAGAATGGAATGACTTTGATGATAACATATTCAGAAGAGCAGTCCTTGATCTTGTAAGATACGGTATGGGTGTTGTAAAAAGAAGCAATGACCCTAACTATGGTATTGTTGAAGAGTACATTGATCCAGACAAGTTTATTCATAGCCACACGGAAGATCCTAACTTTAACGATCTAATCTATGCAGGTCATATTAAGAGCATTACAATCAGTGAGTTAAGAAGACTTTCTGCAGGTCAATTAGAAGAAGAAGAACTAGAAAAAATAGCAAGGTCTACAGCTAAGAATAAAGGCTATGACATGACTGAATTTTCTAAAAGCAGTTATGACTCCAACATACAGAGATACAGATACGGGTACGATGAGTACATGGTTGACATATTAGATTTCGAGTTCAAGGCGGTGGACTGCCTCTATTTTGAATCTAAAGAAAGTAAGTACGGGAATGTAGGATTTTACTTTAAAGGTAATAGCTATAAGAAACCAGAGAACTCTGTTTACGAGAGAGAGGTTTCTAAAATGGAGAATGAGGTTGTGTATGGAGGTACATACATTATAAACTCTAAGAAAATCTTAAACTATGGGCTTAAATCAAACCTACCTAAGAACATTCATGATCTCTCAAGAGTAAACCTTTCTTACTTCCCAGTAGCTACTAACCTTGTTGACATGATACCTAAGTCAATGGTTGATAGCTGTATTGGTTTTGCTGATCAGTTGCAGTTGACTCACTTAAAGATACAACAAGCTATTGCTAAGGCTAAGCCAGATGGATTGATTATTGACATCGAAGGGTTAGAGAATGTACAGCTAGGTAAAGGTGGGGAGTTACAACCTCTTGACCTTCAAGATATTTACGAGCAGACTGGTGTATTCTACTACAGAAGTAAAAACCCAGAAGGAGGATTCCAGAACCCACCTATTCGTGAGATTGGTAATTCAATCAGAAACATCAATGAGTTTATTGCTCTTTATAATCACTACTTAAGATTGATCAGAGATACTACTGGTATCAACGAGATGATGGATGGTAGTACACCTAAAGGAGATACTCTTGTGGGTGTTCAACAGCAAGCTATTGCTGCTGGTAATAATGCTATATATGACATTACCAATGCCTCTATGGTGTTGTTCAAGAAAGTATCTTCTGATATAGTTAAGTGCTTGCAAGTAATGCCTAGAGAGTCTATTCTTTATAGAGCATACGAGAATGCAATAGGGAAGGAGAACGCTTCTTTAATTACATCTTTCAGTGATCTACCTCTGTATAACTTTGGTGTTACAGTAAGAAAAGAAATGGAAGAGCAAGATAGAATTCTTTTAGAGCAGAACATACAAGTATCACTTGCTCAGAAAGAACTTGACCTTGAAGATGCAATTGCTATCAGACAGCTCAAAGATATTAACCAAGCTGAAAGACTTTTGATTGTTAAAAGAAAGAAGCGTATGTCTACGAATCAACAGATAGCTATGCAGAACTCTCAGATGCAAGCTCAGATTCAACAGCAGTCTGCAGCTGCAACCTCTCAAGCTAGAATGCAAGAGATGCAGATGCAAGCTCAGATAAAGTCTCAAATGATGCAGCTTGAATCTCAGATGGAGTTGCAGATGAAGCAAGCAGAGCATGAGATGAGAAAAGAGATTGAGATGCTTAAGGCTCAAGCACTACTAGGTATGAGATCTGAAGGAGAAGAGTTCAAAGAAAAGCTTGAGGTTCTTAAAGAAGACAGAAAGGATAAGAGAGTTGATAAGCAAGCAGCTAAGCAATCAAAGCTTATCTCTCAGAGAAAAGGTGAGAGAGGTGAGCTTCCAGAAGTTCAGTCTGATGATAGTGAGCAGACTGGAGAATTAGATCAGATTATAGACCAATTAATACAGTAAGATAATGGCAGCTATTAATTTAGATACAGCGGCAAGACTTGACATAACTTGTAGAAAAGGAGATACATTTCAATTAGAGATTGACTTTGAACAAAGTATTCCTACTTCAACGTGGTTGATGCATGTTAGAGAAACAGATACATCAGAAGAGGATGAAAATATAATAATACCTGAGGATGATATAACTTTTGCTGTTGCAGATAACTCAAGCGGTGTTACAAATGCTCTGTTAACAGTCACTATTGCCGATAGTGTTATGGCGGAAGTTCAATCTGGAACTTATGTTTACGATATACAAAATGATTCTGTTAATGTAACTAAGACTTACGTGTTTGGTTTATTCAAAGTAAATGAAGATGTAACAACACCTTGATATGGCAATAACTATAAAAATAAATACACCTTCACCTATTTCTATAAATGCAGGACCTATTGCCAGTGAGCCTAGTACAGTAAACGTATTAAGCAGTACAGGTGAAACTTTAGGGTTTTTAGATTCAGCCAAGGCTGAGACAATTAATCTAACAAGTGATGCAGTATCTTTTACTAAAGTTGGTAGTCAAGGACAGATATCAACTACCCAATCAGCTTCTGGTATAGCTTATGAAGCTCGATATCCAATGGTTAATTTTAGTGTGGTAACTAATGACAGCTGGAGCCATTACACTTCTGGAAATTACGATCGCACACAACCAGTTTTCCCAGCTACTTATGCTAAGATAAATCGTAGTGCTACACAAGCAGACGTAAGAGGAACACCAGCAACTAGTACAAGTGCATCAGATGCAGTAGCTCCAACAATACTTGAAAGTAACAACGCTTTCGGTAACAAGTTTAGATACACAGATGATCAAGGTAATGCTTCAAATGCTACAGTAGGATCAAACCTTTACGCACACGTAGACTGGTTTAATCATGACTGGAGTACAGCTGGGTCGACTGCTTACTATGTTATAGACCACCTTACAGGTTTTGGGTATACAGTAAAATTTGAAACTGACGATGGTGCATATAACCTTCAAAACACATCTGCTGGTCAAACTTGGGAAGACTGGATAACATACATTAACGGAACTCATCACGGTTACACAGGTTGGATGCCCTTAGATATTGGAGAGATTATGAATGCTCATGGTGCTTGTTCACATCCAGAATTAACTTGGGCGGATAACTTCTTTGAGTTTGATTCAAATCAAGCTGGTAATACAAGAGGTGCATTTATAACTGGTGAAACCGCAAGCGTAAGTGGAAATGGGTTTTACATCATATATGATACAAACAATTTTGATTTAGTAAGAAATACAACCAAAGCTAAAGATGGAAATTTCTTCAATAGGATAGCGAACTGTTTCATGAAAAGAAAACACTACTAAAATGAATACTTACATACGACAAACGATAGTACAGTACATTGTACAAGATGAAGTAGAGGCTAACAGTTATGCAGAAGCCGAAGCTATACCTATCACACAAAAAGTACCAGAAGGCGCTGTATTAGAAGTGCCCATAGCTATATTGAAGGATAACTATTAAAATAAGTTATGAGAGATGTAAACAGAATCGTACTACACTGCTCAGCTACTGTAGAAGGTAAAGAGTATTCTGTAGATACTATAAGAAGCTGGCACACAGCAAAAGGTTGGTCTGATATAGGGTATCACTATCTCATTAGTCTAGATGGATGCATAGGTATTGGTAGACCAATAGACAAGCAGGGTGCTCACGTTAGGGGTCACAACAAAGATACTATCGGTATCTGTTATGTTGGTGGTGTAGATGCTGACCTCAAACCAAAAGACACTATGACTCCAGAACAGGAAGATGCTTTCAGAGAACTTGTTGCTTCTATCAGAACTTTGTTTGGAGAAGATATAACTATTCATGGTCACAACGAATTTTCATCAAAGGCTTGTCCTAGCTTTACAGTTAAGGAAAAATTCTCTGATTTATATTAACTATTAAACTAACAATTATGATTTGCGAAACATGTTGTAACTGTCCTTTGTGTGCTTTGTGTCCTTTTTGCAAGGGATAGATTAGATCTTAAATAATCATGAAAGCTCCGATTACCTTCGAGCAGTTTGTAAAGAATCCTACGATGGCAGTATTCTTTTTGGTGACACTAGCAGTTGGCTATCTGTACATTGATAACAGGATGAACTACACTAGCCAGATAGAGGCATGCTCTAAACGCACAATCTATTTAGAAGGTAAGATAGAACAACTTTCCATACGATTACATAAGAGTGATAGCATCCTAGCTAGGACTGCTGCAAGACTTGAAATACTTAATGAGCTTGCAGGTAAATAATAAATACATAATAGCTATAGCCGTAGTAGTTGTCGTATGTACGCTACTCATTCGAAACTGCAACAATGAAGTTGACACAGTAGATTATACTCCTCAGTACAGGTATGAAACCATTCGAGATACAGTAACTACCACAATAACCAAGACTAAGATTGACACCATAGTTATTGAGATAGAAGAAACTATCAATAACATTATGGATAGAACAGAGACTGTGGTTAGGGAGGTAATAAAAGAAAGGGACTCAATGGTTGTGCGAGTGGTTGAGCTAGAGCAAGTGACCAATATCTTTGTTTACGATACTGTAAAAGTATTTGTAGATATACCTCCAGATAGTGTAACAGTTTATAGCATATGGGAGTACGAAAGCTTTGACGGAATAGAAAAGACAACTAAGAGGGATACCTTACAAAAGAATAGAGTACATAGGCATTACGCTCAGAAATACATCATTAAATAGCCAAGGTGTTTATTAATTATCTTTGCTTTTATGAAAGCCAGAAAAAGAATTAAAAACTTACTAAAAAAGCACAATCTTTCTGGTGTGAATAAGCCAAAGAAGACTCCTGGTCACCCAAAGAAGTCTCACATGGTTTTGGCTAAAGAAGGTGAAAAAGTAAGACTGATTCGTTTTGGTCAACAAGGAGCTAAGACTGCAGGGAAACCCAAAGCTGGCGAAAGTGATAGAATGAAAAAGAAGAGAGCTTCTTTTAAAGCTAGACACAGAAAGAATATTAAGAAAGGAAAAATGTCTGCCGCATATTGGGCAAATAAAGTGAAGTGGTAAAATGGATTTAGATTTAACTCAGTACGAAATAATCATGGTAGTTGGAGCTCTTGTTGCAACTTGGGTGAAACACAGAATTGATTATTCTAAATTAGAAGCTAAGGTTTATACTTTAGAGCAAGACAATAGAGGCTTCAAAGAAGATCTTAAAACCTTGATTGAGGCAGTACAAGAGATTAAATTATTACTAGCAAAAAACCAAGTAGAATGAAACCAATTATGTTTTTAGTAGGTATAGTACTTTTATCTATAGTCTCAATAGTAGTGTATTACTTTGTGGCGTTACACAAAGGTGAAATAAAAGACGAGGACAAGAACTTTGTTCCAGATGCAGTTGACTCTGCTGCCGATGAGCTAAAAAAGAAAGCTAAGAAAGTTAAGAAAGAACTTAAAGATGTTGCTGACGCAATAACTGGCAATAACAAGAAGTAATATGAAAGCTAAGAAGAAAGAAGTTAGTAAGCTTAAGATAACTAATCAAGAGGTTGCTATTGATGCACCTAAGGGACATCACTGGATGCTAGAGCAGGGCAGATACTACTTAATGAAAGGTGAGTACAAGCCTCATGATAAAGCTGTAAGAAAAGCTAAGTTTAAACTTGCTAGTCACTAATGGCTAAGATGAAGTTCAACCCTAAGTATACTAAAGGTAGCTCTGATACTTCAAAGCGCAAGAAGCTTATGGCGCAAATAGCTGCTATATATAAAAAGTATAGGGGCACAAAAGGTAAAAGAAAAAAGAAAGGTTTCCCTCCAGCAGTTGCTGCGAGGCTTAAAGAATTAATGAAACAAAGAGACGCAATATGAAAGCGATAAAAGGTAAAAAGAAAAGACTGCTTAGAAGAGCAGATAGAAAAGAAGAAAAATCTAATAAACTAATGTCTGACGCCAAATCTCTTTGGCAAAAAGGTAAAGGCATGAAAGAACAAGAAGGTGTTAATGCTGAAGAGTTAGGTCAAGGCATGCAAGTGAGATCTGAGGCGAAAGGGGAAAAAGCACTCGAGTTAAAAAAAGAAGCTGAGGTTCTTCGTAAAAGAGCTGCTGCTTACAAGAAAGGAGGAAAAGTACCTACTTATGCTTATGGAGGTAAAGTGTATGCTGAGAAAGGCGCTATGCTAAAAGCTATGCTTAAAGATCCTAAGCAAGCAGCTATTGCTAAAAAAGAATTAGGGCTGTAACAGTGAAGGCTATAAAGAAATATAAGAAAGGCGGTAAAGCCAAGAAGGGTAAATCATTCAAGGATCTTGACGCTGCTGAGAAAGAAGTTTACCGTAGAGGTCTCGCTGCTTATATGTCTTCTGGTAATAGACCAAAAACTTCCCAGCATGCTTGGGCTATGGCTAGAGTGAAAAGCGCTTTTGGTAAAAGGGAAGCTGCTAAGATAAGAAGAGAGAAAGGAAAGAAGAAAAAGAAGAAGTAAAATACGCATACGAAAAAGTCTTTATATTTGCAAATAAATAACTAAAAAAAGAAATGGCATTATCACAAACCCCTAACGTTACCGCATCTCTTACTTTGAGCAGCCCTAACTTAATCAATGACGCTCTTGCGTTAACTGTTACGGCTAAGCTTAATAAAGCAGGTGCGAGCGATAGCCTTGATCAAGTCAACGGTGTATCGCGAAAAATTTATGCTGCTGCTACTACAGCAGATAACTTATTTGCTGCTGCTGACTACTCAGACAATAAAGCTCATAAGCTTTACATTAAAAACGCCTCAACAACTGTTGGTGAGTTTATTAACATAGAGCTTGGATCGTCAAATACAGCTGTAGGTAGATTGTATGCTGGAGAGTGGGCTTTCCTCCCTTGGGATGGAACTAACGATGTTGACATCGATACTAGCGCAGGATTGACAATCGAGTACGCATTATTCTACGAAGCATAAGACTATGGCACATCCATCAGAAGATTTAGAAAACAGACTTTATTATTCAACCAGTAATGACGTTTTATTACCAACTCCAGCCACTGGAGCCACGCATTTTCGTAAAGTAGTGTGTACTGTAGCTGGAAACCTTAGGGTGTTTGGGGGAATTGCTGAATTTGTTGATGTTAGTGAGTTAGCTGACGATGCAGCAGCACAAATTTATACAAACCCAACAACTGGAGTTGCTTTCACAGATAAGGCAGAGGCTGTTGCACTGGGTGACGGATGTTATGAAAAGCACACAGCGTTTATCTCTGTAGCGATGGTTGCTGGTGATGTTATAGAGGGTAAGTTTTATAAGATTCAAGGAGACACATCCATCCACTACTTTGCTTACGCACGATAAGAAAATAAATAATAATTAAATACAATGGAAGAAAATAATAATACAGCGCAAGCTGAAGAAACAAACACGCCTTCTTGGTCCTTTGTGACTGAAGAAGAGGTGGCTGCCTCTATGTCTCAAAGTCAAGAGCAGCCTAGTGCAGAACCTGTAGTAGAACCAACAGTGGATACTACAGAAGAACCAACGGTAGACACGAATGAGACTGTCACACAGGATGCAGTTCAAGAACCTACCTTGGAACAAGAAAATAGATTTAACGTGACAACTGATGACTTCCAGTCTGAGGATGTTACTGAAGATAATGGGTTTAGTAATGAAGAACTAGAATCTAGTGTTCTCTCATATTTGAGCGAAAGGCTCGGAAGAGATTTCAATAGTTTCGATGATCTAAATGCTACCCAGCAACAAGGAGGGCTAGATGAAAGAATCTCAGCTATAGCGAGTTTTGTTGAAGAGACTGGCAGGGATCCAGAGGACTGGTTCATGTATCAGCGTTTAAACCCATCCGAAATGGATGACTTAACAGCTGTGCAAGTTCAAATGGCTTTAGATTACCCTAACCTATCTCAGACAGAAATCTCGACTCTTCTCAACTCTAAGTATAAGGTTGATGAAGATATGCATACTGAGGAAGAAATCAGTCTATCTAAGTTGCAACTGAAGATTGATGCGACTAGCGCAAGGCAGAATGTTGATAAATTTAGAACTCAATACAAAGCCCCAGAAGTTAATCGTACTCAAGAACCAGAATCTTTGTTTGATGATGAATGGTATGGTCAAATGAAACAAGAGCTTGACTCTTTAGAAGGGATCGATTTCGATCTTGGAAATGGAAACAAGTTTACTCTTGGTTTATCTGACAATTACAAGAATCAACTAGCAGAGAAGAATTCTCATCTTGATGAGTACTTTGATCCTTATGTGCACGAGGATGGAAGTTGGGATTTTGACAAGCTTAATATGCACAGAGCCGTTGTCGATAATATCGAAATGATTGTTAAGTCAGTATACCAACAAGGTATGAGTGACGGACAACGAGGAATTGTAGATAAAGCAGCTAACGTCAATACTAAGTCTCCAGGTCAAGGTGGTTTTCCAGAACAATCAAATCCGTTAAGTGAACAGCTTAGGCAAGCACTTGGTGGAGGCGATACAATGACTTTTAAATTATAACTTTTTAAATACATAAAAAAATGGCTATTACTGCTACACAACAAGGAAGCGATGTCGCTGCTTTGTTAAACACAGCCCCAGAGAAATATGTGTCTTTGGGTGACCTCCTTAAGTACAACAAACCAGACAACCGTGAACTATACGTTCAAACTTATGGTGATCAAGGTATCACAGGTTTCTTGGAAATGACAGGAGCTGTAAAAAACGCTGGTACTGCTGACCAAGTTCAGTACTGGGAAGAAGGAAGACTTCACAAAACAGTTACTGTAAATGGTAACATTGCTGCACAGGCTAGTACAGAATCAAATGTTAGCGTTACTTCTGTTGGTGATGATCAATGTCGAGTAAATGATGTTCTTTTAACTCCTGCTGGAGTACGTCTTGTTGTTACCGCTGTTTCTGGAACTGGAATTACAGCAAGAACTATGGATGGAAACGCTTTTGCTGCAGAGACTGCACCAGGGGTTATACCTATTATTGGTAACATTTATGCTCAAGGTACAGCACAACCAATTAATTTCTATCAAACTGACGTTACTAAGCGTACTAACGATTTCTTAATCACTAAAGAGACTTTCCAAGTAAATGGTTCTCAAGCTACTAACATCGGTTGGATCGATGCAGGTAACGGAGACTTCCGTTGGTATGTTAAAGGTGAGATGGATACTCGTAAGCGTTTCATGAATCAACGTGAGATGATGATGTTGCTTTCTGAAAGATTTGATACTGCTTTGTCTGGATCGAGTGCAGGTGATAGTAATGCTACTAACGATGCGATTGCATTAGCTAGTGGTGTTACAACTGGTTCTGAAGGTTACTTCGCTGCTATTGAAGATAGAGGTGTCACTACAACTGGTGACTTTGACTCTATGGCTGATATCGATAAGATCATCTTGCTTCTTGACAAGGAAGGTGCTCCAGCTGAGTACGCAATGTATGTGAACACTCAGACTTCATTGAACATGGATGATATGGTTGCTTCTGGTATTGCTACTGCTACTACTGCTGGTCTTCCAGGTCAGTTCGGTGCTTTCCAAAACTCTGCAGACATGGCTGTTCAACTTGGATTCAAATCATTTACTCGTGGTGGTTACACTTTCCACAAGCATGATTGGAAACTATTGAACGATCCTACTTTGTTGGGTGCTTTCGGTACTCCGTTGTACAAAGGAGCTATGGTTCCAATGTCTCAAGTTGCTGATGCTAAGACTGGTGTTAAAGCTCCAGCTCTTGAAATGAACTACAAGGCTGCTAACGGATACTCTCGTGAAATGGAACACTGGGTAACTGGTGGTGGAGTTCTTGGGTTCGCTACTGATGGTGATGATGTGGCTAAGTTCCACTACCGTTCAGAGTGTAACTTGATCACTCGTGCCGCTAACAAGCACGTGCTTCTTAAGTCGTAAACTAATAAAGCAAGGGGTTCTTCATTGAGCCTCTTGCTATTTAACTTATTTATAAAATTTTTAAAAAACAAAAAAAATGAACGTACCAGCTAAAGATAAAATGCTTTATTTTGCCGCTACTGCTGATGCTGCTATTTGCTTCAAAGCTAGTGAGCTAAGAGGTATGCACATGTTAACTGATGACGTTATTACCTTTCAGTTTTCAAATGTAGCAACTCTAACAAATGGATCTCCAAATGCAAACGCTACGATTAGCATTAGTAGTGAAAAACAAAAAGAAGTTATGGAAGCTATTTCAAATGAGCTTGCTTTCGGTAACAATGCTTTTGTTGTCATTGCTGATCAAGTAAACTCTGCTTTCTTTAATTCAGATATTACTGGTTGCACAGGTGTAACTTTTGATAATGTTGGATAATAATTTTTAGAATTGAGTGGTCGCATTTTGCGGCTACTCTTTTCTTACTTTTGTATCAATAATTTAATTTAACAATAATGGAAAATAATACTAAAGCCCCAGTAAAGGGGAGACAAGCGGCTAAAACAGCTGCTCCAAAACCACAAGCGAAATCCGCTTCATTCAAGCCTACAATTCGTAGGGAACAGAAAACAAATCAGATCAAAGAGTATAGACTTGTAAAGAAGTCTGGAGCTACTTTCTTAATGCAACAGAAGAATGTTACTGTTGTCCAAGATGGTAAGCTTCGTGAAATTAGATACTGTCCTAACGAACCATCTATTTACCGTGATGAGCAAGATGACAAGTCTACTCGTGAGGCAGTTGTATTCCTAGAGGGCAGAATTTTTGTTCGTCCAGATCAACCAAACCTTGCTGAATACCTTGACGTCCACCCAGATAATAAAACTAATGGTGGTAATAGATTCTACATGTACAAGAAAGAGGTTGTGTCTGAAAGAAAGCTTGAAGATGAATTTAAGATGCATGACGCTATTAGTCTAATTAGAAACAAAGACTTAGAAGAACTGCTTTCTGTGGCTATATCATTCGGGTTTGATGTTGACAGACCAGTAAATGAGATCAAGCATGACTTAATGGTTATGGCTAAGAAGAGTCCTCAAGCGTTTATTGAGTCATTCGACAACCCTATTGTAGAGATGAAGACACTAATCTCTCAAGCTTCTAAGTATCAAGTGATTAAGCTTACTGAGAAGGGTGCGTTCTGGTTTGACAGCAACAAGCTTATTGTATCTGTCCCTGCAGGTAAAGACCCAATGGATGTATTTGTTAGATACTGTATGACCGAGGCTGCTGTCCCAGTAGTAGAGGAAATAAAGAAACAACTAAAGTAATACAATACACTATCTGTTGAAAGGAGCTTCCAAATAAGGAGGCTCTTTTCTTTTGTATATTTGCTGCATGGCAAGTATTAAAGTCGTATATGACACACTGTTAAGTCTGGTCAACAAAGATCAGAGAGGATTTGTCACGCCAAGAGTTTTTAATGAGTTTGCAGGGGTAGCCCAGCTAAACATATACAACAGACTTTTTGACGATCTAAAAGATGCTCACAGAAATCGCAGGGCAAGTTTTGATCCTGGTCGTGATAAGTCTTTATTCAAAAGAATAAATGAAGATTTATCAGTATTCTCTAGAACCAAAACATTGGCGAGAGTTGATGGCGTATTTAAGAAGCCAGATGATCTTAGTCGTATCATTTCTGCTACAACCTTTGGACCCGTGCTTCTTGGACAGTCTAATAGAACACCTATTGAGATGTGCTATGATGAGGATAAGATTGATAGAATCCTTAGGAGCAACATTAGTTCGCCAACTGAAGACTTTCCTATTGCGTTAGTATCAGATGACATAGAGCTTTTCCCAACGTCTATAAACAGATTGAGATTAAAGTATTACAAGATACCTCAGAGTGTAAGTGCTGATGGCACTCCTAGTACTAACTCCCCTACTTATGGAACTGTAACCTTTCTGGGGGCGGATGTGTACTCGCAAGGTAATAGCTCAGACTTTGAACTGCCTAATCATTACGTATCACTACTGGTTATAGAGATTGCTCAACTCATAGGTGTAAACTTGAGAGACAAGGATGTACAGACTTACGGTACGATGGAGCAAGCTGACAATGATCAACAACAAAGCTTTAGATAATGGCAAGAAATGAAACACAGTTAAGCCAAGTTATTGATGACTTCATCATAAGCTTGGAGTCAGACAATTATGCTTCTGGTGCATCTGATAATATAATTAGATCATACGCTTTGCGTGGTATAAGAGAGATGGGGTTTGATCTACTTAAGAAGATTAGATCTCTAAAGATAACCGTAGACACAACCAACAATACAGCTGAGTTCCCAGATGACTTCGTTGATTGGACTAAGATAGGTGTAGTTGGTAATGATGGTATTGTTTATGCGTTAGGAGAGAATAAGAACATCAACCAATCACAAGCTTATGCAACTGTTAACGGTAGTACTTATGACTCAGATAATGATGGTCTGCTTGAACGTGTTGACTCTAAAGGAGCTACGGATAGTGGTTCCCCTTCTGTTGGTAGCGACCTTAATGATGGTATGGATTCTTACATCTTTAGGAACTACGTTTACGGAGGTAATGAGGGTAGGCTGTATGGTGCTGGAGGTGGACAGTATTACGCAGAGTTCAGAGTTAACATGGATCAGAATAGAATTGAACTCAAAGGTAATAGCTCTATCAAAGAAATTGTTATTGAGTACATTGCTGATGAGGCAAGGTCTACAAACCCTAGCGTTCATGTGTATGCTGAAGAAGCTCTGAGAGCTTATATATACTACAAGATTATTGAAAGAAAGTCTTCTGTACCAGCAAACGAAAAGATGAGAGCTAGGTCTGAATACTACAACGAAAGAAGATTAGCCAATGCAAGGATCAAGTCATTCACTAAAGAAGAGGCACTGAAAACGATCCGTAAGAACTTTAAACAAGCACCTAAGAGATAATGGGTATTAATAAGATTACACCGAAAGGACTTTCTCCTGATACAGATGAGAGGTTAGTTAAGCCTGGCTTTATGCCAGATGCTACTAACATAACTTTATCTGAAGGAGGTGAGGGAACAGAAAGCGTTCTTAAAAACTGTAAGGGTACTATTCCAGGATCACCATTTACATCTGATGACGTTATCCCAAACGCAGATTCAAACATCCATGTAATAGGTGAAGTGTCTGACTCTCAGAGGGGGTTTATTTATTTCTTTGTTACAGGTGCTGCTCCTAAGGCATTTTCAAGTATATATCAGTACAATACAAATACAGATGAATACAGGCTTGTTTTTTCACACAGAGGTTTAAAATTCCATCCTAGTCTTTATATTACAGCAAATGTTGTTAACGGTGCTTTTCAACAAAATGGGGTAGTTCAAACTATTCTTTACTTTACAGACAATTACAACCCACCTAGAAAGATAAACGTAGATAGAGCGCTTGCTGGTGACTACGATAGTTTTATTGGGAGTGGATTTGATTACTCTCTTAATACTATCAAGGCTGCACCACTAAAAGCACCAACGGCTTTCTTCTCTACAACCGAAGAACTGCCTCACAACAATTTTCAAACAACTGCCTTTCAGTTTGCTACTCAAATAATATATGTTGACGGTGAAGAGAGTGCTATATCACCTTACTCAAAACTTACTTATTCAGAAAAATTTTCTGTTCACGGTATAGAAGAAGCATCATCAGAAGAAGCTGTTTACACACAGGTCCGTTTAGTGGTTGATAATACTTGCAATATATCTTTAAACATTGATCCAGATATAAGAGGTTGCAAAGATGTAAGTAAGATTAGGTTGATAGCAAGAGAAGGTAATACCTCTGTTTTTTACATCATAGATGAGTTTGATCCTAATGAAAACTTAAGTAGACAAGTATACGGAGAAAACATAAATGTTTATGATAGTGATAGTAGTGAATACAAGTTCTTTAATGACATACTTGGGACTGCAGTTCCTACGGCTACTGAAGACAAACTATTTGACAACGTACCTTTAAAAGCTAGAGGACAGGCTGTTGTTGGTAATAGGTTAATGTACAGTAACTACGAAGAAGGAAGACCAAACCACCAAGTTTTATCTGATATAAGTGTTACTTATAAAGATGATACTGCGCTAAAAACTCAATTTGTAAAAGAGCCATTTAATCCTCTCAATGGTTTTGTTGATGGTAACTTAGGTTTTACATTTAGACCTTTAGCTGAATTTGCTATTGAGCCAGATGAATCTACAATAATTGACGCAGGTAGTATTGTAGATATTTCTTTCAATTTAAAATTGGATGATGTTGAAATTATAAATGCTGATGCACTTAGTAGTGAACATATATTTGAAGTAGATCTTAGACCTAATGTTTGGATTGGACAAGGATTTTTAAATGAGGATCCTGTCGATTATTTTAATGGGGAAGGTGCTTTTGATTTTCCTATTCTTAATCCATTTTATTATAATCCTCTGCCAACATCAGCATATACGTATAAAGTTTCTTCATTTACTCCAGAAGAGTCTACGTCTAATGGTCTAGATAATTCAACACCAACCTCAGCAGGTTTTCAATCATGGGCTCATATATCAATTTCAGAGGTAACCCCAAGTGAGTTTACTATTGATCAGTTTGTTGAATACTTAGCTAATGTCTTAAGCAGAGTTAGTTTTAAACAGGATTATGCAGGTACTTTTAGGTTGTTTCCTACAGAAGCAGCTAACATTCAATTTCAACAGGACTATCAAAACAACTTTCCTACAGGATTTGAAAACCAAAACCTACCAGAAGCAAGAATGAGAGTCAGCAGTAATATGGAGAGCGAAAAAGGAGATGTAGGTGTTGAGTACAAACTTGTGTGTGAAGTAAATGAAAATAATACTATTGATGTTTCTGTTGAAGTTGTTGATGTAAAAATTAATAATCACGAAGAAAATACTGATAGCCGATTTAATCCAAGGATTTCTGCTGTAGGCAA